GCTAACGACCGGCTTGGATGAGTCTATGTCGAGCAAGGCAATAGGTAAGTCGTCCCATTGTTCGCTCGAAGCATCGAGGGTTGAATAGAGTTTAACGTGCAGATGTCCAGGAGGGTTTCCATGGAAGTCTGCCTTGAACTGGAGGTGCGCGCGATCCCCGACACCAAGGGTAATTTCAGTGTCGAAAAATACCTCCGAAGTGATGCTGCTCAATTTCGTCGCGTGTGTTTTTGTACCCCAGGTCATACCAGCCTCGCAAGGTTAAGGTTTCTATCTTTCCCACCATCCGATTTCGGGGAGGAAGGATGACGCCACTGACTGCGCCGGAAGCCAGAGGTGGAAGAGAAGGCTCTCGTCCGGGCCGAGCACGATGGGAGGAATATTCTGCGTGTTCGCCATGATGGTCGAGATCGTGATCATATCCGGGATACCCGCCGCGCCGGAGCGGATCGTGTATTGGTCTCCGATGACGGGAATAGCCCCCTTCAACCAACGGTTGCCGATAAGCGTCCGGACAGATGCCGTCGCAGCGGAAGCCGTGAGGTTCCCCGCATAGAGCTTCGCAACTGACGCGACGCTCGTCGGGCCGAGGTTCGTTACCTTCGAGGTTAACTCCGTGCCGCCGGAGGTGTAGCGATTGCCTCGATCCTTCGTAATCGCACACTGCAAGCTGGTCGGACCTGTCCCCGGCGCCGTGTTGAGGAGCATGAGATAGTCAAGGTAGAACCTCGGCGCGACTTCGTCCGACGGATAGCCGTTATTGTAGAGGATAAGAAACGGGTTCGTTGCGGAAAACGCTGTCGGCGCCGCAGCCGTTGCAAGCCCGGTTTGGTCGTTCGTCGCCATGTAGAACGAGCCCTCATCGGCAAGGGCATGTTTCGTGACGATAATCGGCATGGAGAACTGCTCGCGATAGCGCGAAAGCCTCGGGTCGATGTCCGTACCATCCAGCTCGGCGTGTGGACGTGTACGATCCACCTCCATCATCGGGGTAAAGTCCATGGGTTATAGCTCCATCGTGGAAAAGGTTGCGTTGGAATTGAGGAGATTGAGGATTTGGAAGAGAAGCTGGTTCGTCTCATCCAGTTTTGCGACGATCGCGGAGGTGTTTAGAACCTCATCCTCATCATCCCGGACCTCTACCCGCTGTCTCTCGACGGTGACCTGGGTATCCGCCCGGAGGATCTCCGCCGTATCGACTTTCTTCCCGACAGAGTCGGCCGGGACTTGAATAAATCCATCATCGGTCATCTCGGCGTCATCCTTTTAATCGCCCGAGCGAGGGAGGCAAGGGTTTGCCGTTTATCGAAAAGACCTCCCTCATGGAGAAGGATATCATTCTTATAGCGCTCAAGCTCGCTAGGAGGAAGAGAAGCGAACCGTTCGTCCCGCTCCTTCCTCGGGGAGGTGGCCTCGATCTGTTCGATCTCCTCCCGTAACCGAAGAAATTCCTTCTGCATATTCTCCGGGAGATAGGGGTTTTCCATCATCATGTCGCCTGGAGGATCCCATTAGTTGCGTCGAAGTCGACCGTGAAGACCTCGCCGTTGAGGAGGGTGATCGCCGAGCCGTAATCCCACCACGCGCAGAGGGGTTTGGCCGGGGAGGTCTGCGTGTCGTCGTAAAGAACGGCGTAACGGAACGGTCCGATCGACCCACCCGAGGCGGTGAAGACAACGTCGGAGGCAACGGCTTTATACGTGCCGGAGGTTTGCGCGGAGGAAGTAATCGTTGTCGCCGTTCCTCCCGCAGAGTACCCGTTCCCGGCGGAGATATCGGTAAGGTCGGCTTTTATAGTATTCGTCGCAACGGGCGCCGAGTTCGTCAGCATGACCTTAAAGCTATGCGTTTGGAAGTCGATTTTCGCCTCGAAAACTTCCTCCACAAACGCCTGGAATTTATTAAACGCAGCCATTAGTAGTCATCCCCTCCCTCATCCGCGTCCATCATCGCGGTTAAGTCGGCGATCCCGGACGGGGCGGTTGTTGCGGCCATGTTCGGCTTGCCCTCGAGGTCGATTTCGATCCGTCCGGGGAAGATTTTCGTCGGGCGAGGCTTATCTCCAGCCTCCTTATAATCCCATGGAGCTTCATAATCCGTTCCTTCATAGGGAGCCCGGACAGATTTAACCGATCCGTTCGCTGTGACCTGAACCTGCTTCCCTATTCCGAAGTCGGAGAGGTTCGTATCCGGCTCCACCGCCATCTCGAGGCACTCGCCTCCATATTCCTTTTTAGAGATGTACATTAGATAGCTCCTTTAAACCCAATACATGGCGCCGATTATTTGATTGAGGGTCACGGCGGTCGTATCGCTGTCCGCAACAAGGTTCGTGATCGCGTATGCAATACCGAGGGCGAACGGGGTAGTCGCATGGGTCCGGTAGTTCACGAAGGTTCCGGCGGGGATGAGAATGGTTTCAACGGGGATATCAGTTCCAACAACAGGGGAGGTGGCCTTATCATACAGCTTCAAAAACGCCGCCGCACCTCCCGTATTTCCAAGGTTGATCCCCATAATCTTCCCAGGAGTGGACTTCACTAACGTCGCATTCGTCGTCGCAGCGGACATTATCCGCAAGCGGTTTGCGGCTTCGAGGAACATATAAACCTCCGGGCAAAGAAAAAGGGAGGAGGGACGAACCCACCCTCCCTCGATTTACGCGAGATAAGAAGAAAGCTTTTAGGCGAGTTCGAGAAGGAAGAGTTGAACTTCGGGGTCTACATCGGTCCAGTCTTCCGTATTGGTCTGGAATTCAAGGACTGTATCGACATCAAAGGCTCTATATCCTGCCCCACCTCCTTGCCATCCTCCATTAGAGAGCACAGCTACCGCTATAGTTTCATTAACGGTTTGCCCTTTAATTCGAAGATAGAGGCCAACTGCCTTCGGCACATTATTCGTCATCATACCGAGCACTACATGACGGGCCGGTAGGACATATTCCTGAAGCTCAGTTACATGCTCAAGCTTCTCGATTTTAATCGATGGGCCGCAAACACTGGCTGTATGTAACATCTAGACCTCGTTATTAGGCGGGAACAACCGTAGCCGCTGCAATTACTGCCTGCGACCAAGAAGCGATCACCCACCATTGGCCTTGCATAAACTGGAAGGTGACAGAACTTCCGGCCGCCGTGAGCTGAATTGTAGCTGAGACCGGGGCAGCTCCTGCAAAGTTTGCGGGGGTGATGACAGGGCTGCCGCCATTTACAGCAAGCACAACTCGTTTGATTTGCCCATCAACGCCATCAGCAAGAGTGAGGGCGTTGGCGCCGGTCGAGGTGAAGTAGGTCGTTTCCGTAAGGAGAGAAAGCGCTCCTGCTCCCGACATCATGTCGTAGGAGCCACTTACCTTCCCGCTCGATTTACAGTCCTTGAACTCAGAGTCGAATAGATTTTGACGCATAGAAGCCTCCCTTAGGCCGTCGGCAGGCCGATAACCAGCCCGGTGAAGTTGCCGTGATAGGCCATCGTCAATCCGCCCCGATCGATCTGGATCGAGCATTCGGTCTGGAAGAAGCCCCTCCGAACGTCCTCATCGTCGGCCTGGACGTCATCCTTCGACTTCGTATCGCGGTTTTTCATCGCGACGTAGCGCAGGGAGTCGAAGTCGATATAGAAGGCTGAGGAGGTGTACTTCCCATGCACGTTCATGAGGGGGTGAGAACGAAGGAAGATGCTCCCCTGCGGCATACGGAACCGCATGAACTCAAACCCGTACACCTTGACCGGGCCGACGTAATGAATGTCGGTGTTGGGGTCCTGGTTGATGAGCTTATTGAAGGTGTTCAGGTATTGGTTTCCGCAGAAGCCGATACGCTCATCGCCACCACCCGTTTCATAGTCGAACATGGGGTAGAGGTTGTTAAGCATGTCGTTGACGGTTGTGGTCGTGCCGGAGAAGATGGTCGTCCGGTTCGCGGGAATGAAGTCTCGGAGCCCGCCCATATAACGGAGCGGCTTCCCATTCGTACCCGTCGTTTCGAACTTCTGGCCGTAGAGGATGGACCACTCGATCCCTCGCGCATGATCGAAGGTTTTGCGCTTCTTATCATTGCTCCAGGCACTGCCGGTCCGGAAGTTCGTCTGGTCGGTCGTGCCGGTGAGTTCGTAGGTGTCCTTGAAGATCTGCGTCAGGTTCGAGTATTTGATGGGATTGCGAGAGACCGCCTGCGGTGCAGGGGTACCTTCCGCGTAGGCCGAGCCCATCAGGGTGAGTTTGTCGTTGGTGGAAAGGGAAACAGCGGTCGAGCCGGCGACGCCTCGCTCCGCCTGGAACTGGGTGATGGAGAGGACCTGGATGACCCGCATAACTTCGTCGTTATGATTGGTCGTTTCGGTCTTTTCCACCCGAATGAGATCACCGGGTTTCAGATGCGTTGCGAGGCCCCATTGGGCGTCCGGGGTCGTCGCATCCGGGTCGGTCGAGTTCACGTTGATGGTGGTCTCGGCGGAAGTGTGGGAGGCGGAGACATTAAGTCTCACGTTCACATTCGGCTCGTCCCACCAGGAGAATTCCGGATCATCCGTCGTGCGTTTCTTCGCCCGGGAGGTGAGCGCGTAGATTGGGCTCGCCCCGTTCGGGTTCCGAAACATGATCATTTCGCGGAAGTTCTTCGGGCGCTCATCCGTCCCGAAGTCACCCGTCGCGCGCAGGCCAGCAACAGCAGCCATTTAGTCCCTCATGAAGGAAAAAGTTCTATTCATCGCCAGCCCGAAGTTGGGCGTTGAGGAAGTCCAGCCCCGCAAGGCCTCCGCCAGTTCCCTGCCCCGTCTGTGGAGCCGACGCACCTGCCGGGGTAAACGGGCGCGGTTGACCGCGTCGCACACCCGGACGTACAGGGGCATTCGTCTTGACCGGAAGGGGGAGTTTGAAGATTGAATGAGCTGTTTCGCCGAGAAGCTTAACGAACTCCGCCTTCGCCATCGTGGGGTTGAGGCCACGGAGGGTAACGGCAAGCTCTTTAAGGGGCTTCACGAAACGCTCTTCCTTCAGCGCAGGAAAGTCTCCATAGAAACCGTCATGCACTTCCCGCGTCCGGTTCGTCAGGTCAACGAGGTTTGCGACGACCGTTGGAAGGGTCGCCCTAAGCGCGTTGTTCACCTGCACCATGGTGAGGAGGAAATTCTTGGCGTTCTGCTTCTCGATGAACTCCGTAACCTCCGGAGCGAAACCGAGCGCCTCAGCCGTTTTGGGGTCGATCTTGAAATGCGTCGTGGCGAGGTTGCCGATGATCGCATCCGCGTTTGCGGCGACAAATTCCTCGATGTTCACGGAGGGCTGAGGCTGTTCCGTGGCACCGGGTTGCACAACAGGCTGCTGGGTCTGCTGCACGGGAGGGACAGGGGGAGGAGGCGTCACAGGCTTTACATCTGTGACGGGAACCTTCGGGGCTGACGCACCAGAAAGGTCCTGGACGACCGGAGGTGCCTTCGCGGCGGGGGGAGCTACCGCTGCGGGTTTCTCTGTCCCCGCAGACATGTCACTTTCGTTTAGGTCCGCCGGGTCATCCCCGCCCTCGCCGAAGCTCAGGTCGAGTCCACCTTCGTCGAAACCGAAATCAATTCCGCCGTCGTCATCACCTTCATTCGTCATCATGGGACGTCTCCATAGCTACAGAAAACTCGTTGATTATGTTCTCCGGAACACCCATAACGTACATATACGTCTCGGCTTCGCGGAGATCGAGGTTCACGGCCAGGAGGGCATCCAGAGAACCTGCGGACATTTGACGCATTCTGATGCGCCACGCATGGTCCTGAAGAACACTACAAAGGTACTGCCATCCTGGAGACGAAACAAGCGCTCTAAGCTTTGCGATTACCTCCCGCTTTTGAGCGGAGTCTTTTTCGGAAGGAGTCATGCCCTCATAAGGGTCATGCGGAATATTATGCGGCAAGTCGGCCATCGGCGTTTCCTATCGGGAGCGGTCCTTGCCCTGGGATTTGGCGAAGGAGGTTGGGGTTGGAGGAAGGAGCCCCACCTTGGATGGGGATGTCATTCGGGGCGGGTTGCTCGCCCGGCTGCATCATCTGGATTTTAAATCGGTCGATGTTGCGAATACCTGCGAGCTGAGCGATGTAGGCGAAGATCTTCCCGATGTCATATTGCATAGCGATAGGCTGGGAGGTCATGATGGCCTGGAGAAGCTCCTTCCAGAGGTTCACCTGGGCCATGCGGTCAAGGGGGAAGGTCCCATCGATCGCGACGAAGTCGAAGTTCCCGGCGATAAGAGCGGGGTTGACCTGAAGAAAGGCTGCGCCAGCATTCATCGCGAGGTCGCCAACCACCCGGACCTTCATGTCCGCATCGAAGTACTGCTGGGAGTTCATGACGATCTGAGAGGCGAAGTCCTCAAACCCGAGGCACGACATATATTCGGTCGTAACCTTTTGCCGGCCGGCGGAGGCGGTATTGGAGGAGCGGATTTCCGTCGCTGTACGCCGGCCGGACTTCGTCTGCGTCCCGGTCATGGCATCGCTTACGCCATGAGCGCGCTCCCCGATCCCGACCATCGTGTTCATGTCGCTCACGTGGGTGCGGGTGACGTCCATGACATTGAGCTGCTGCACCGCATCTCCGGGGGTGAGGCGCGCACCTGGGCGGAGACGGATAAGCCCGCCTGGAAGCGGGTCGGTTAGGTCCTTCATGTTGACTTTAGAGGGGTCGACAACGAGGAGATTATTCAACGCGGCTCGAACATTGTACATGTGAGCGTTGAACAGCCAGTCCATCGTGGTCTGCACGCCTTTATTTATCTCCGGGAAGCCTCGGTTCGAAAGGGCATAGGCATCGGGCTCCATTTCGTTGACAGAAAAGGGATACCGGCAGTGCATCGCGCCGAAGGGTTGAGCTCCGATGACTGTCTTCCAGTCGGCGGTTATGGTGAAGACCCATTTCGTCGGGTAGGTCGACCCTCCAAGCTTCCAATCTGCGGGGACGAGTTGGACAAAGACCTCATAGATAGGGACGATGTCCGGGTGAGTCGGGGAGTCGGAAGAAAGTCTTGAATAGGAGATATCAAGGTCGATAGCGTCATCGGTCGGACGTTCGACGGAAGAGTCCTCGCCCCGATCGTCGAGGAAGCGCGGGAGGATTTTCGAATCGATAGCGTCCAGGTTCATGTAGAACCCGTCCCGCTCGCGCTGTTTGATCGTCAGCCAGGATAAACGCTGGCGAGTTCCGCAGTACTGCCCCTTTTGGAAGTCCCGCATGGCGACGCGAGGATCGGGAAGGAAGTCGCGAGGATGGACGTTGAACGCGGCGTTCCCGGTGTAGCCTTGGACCGTAGTGGTTTGCATCTCCTCGCCAAGGTCCGCGCCGGTAAGCTCATCGGTGAGGGGAACGATCTCGGTCACCTCCTGGACGTCGTTCATCCAGTAGTTCCCGATGATGCCCGTCCCGTTCTTCGCGGTGTCATAGAGCCAGGAGTAGATGTTCGGCCCCATCCTCGCGCCACGGTATTGGTAGTCAATGAGGGCCTCGACGGCCATGCATTGCTGCTGGGTCTCGCCGTGCCGCCCATCGAACTGGAAGATCGGGGTACGGGAGAGGAAGACGCTCGCCATGTAGGAGAACGCCGACATCGTCACGCCGTAGGTATAGGGAACCTTAATCGTCGTGAAGGACGGCTTTCCCTTTACCTCGCGATTGTTCCGCCTCCGCATGTCCGCGTCGGACTCCGGGATGTAGGCGACCATCTCGTCTTCAGCTTCGGTCCATTTCTTCCGCTTATCCTGGAACTTGCGCTCCGAGAATTTCATGAACCTCCGGCATTCGTTGAGGATGAAATCATGGAGGTCGGTCCCCCGGCGGATATCTCTACGGGACAGGCTCGGCATTAGGGGCACCCTCCAATTCTTACAAGGGGGTTGAAGGCTTCGTCGAGTTCATCGTCCTGCTCCTCAACCTCCGCCGAAGCAAGGCCATCTATGCACATGGCGACAGCGTCAAGGACGTCATCGTGCGTGACGGCGGGGTAGTCAGTGTATTGGTCGATGAACTCGGAATGTTGGGGTAAGATGTAAAGCATACCTTGGGAGGCGGGGCCCGACAAGGCGTCGACGATCCGGGAACGCTTCGACCGCGTGTCCGGGGTTTCGTCAATCTCGGTGTATTCTCGGCGGAGGAGCATGGCTTTTTGAAGTAGCCAGGCGAGGGTGCTCTGGTAGCCGGTAGGCTCTACCCGCATCTTCTTCGGCCGCCAGCGGGAGCGCATTTCGAAGAAGGTCTTTATGCTCCACTCGGGATCGTGACCCCGGGACATCTTGTAGTCGAGGAGGTAGTAGGCACCACGCCAATATCCCACGCAGGCGAAGACCTCGAAGTCCTTATTGATATTCCCTCTCTCCAACTGGGCCTTCGACGGTTTCGGGACGGGGTCAACCGACATGACCTTCCACATTTGGTGGATAGGTAGGTCCTCCATGTCGTAATACTTCAGCCACTCGACCTTGAAGTCGGAGGTCTCAGCCGTGACGAGCTTGCACTCCATTTCTTTCGCAAAAAGGCTCTTCTTATTCCTCGCGATCGCGCCAACTTTCTTCCGCCTCAGCATCTGCGTGGGAAAGCGGTACTCCCAGGAGGATTCTTGGAAGTCGAGGGGAAGGTCCTCGGTCTCCAGCGTCCAGCATCCCTGGCGGACGTTATACCATTCGGGGTCTTTTAGCGCCTGCATCGAGGCGTCTTGCGGATGGAACGGGGTTTGGAGCATCGCGAGCATGGCGTTCTCGTTCTCGGTCTCCGGGGCGAGGGAGTTAACGAGGGCGCCGAGGATTTTGTCCTCAATCTTTAGGCGTTGCTCCGGGGATGCTGTGGACTCTTCGTCATACGCGTCGTCAACGACGATAAGATCGGGGCGGTAATCGTCAACGTTGATACCTCGGTGGGAGCCATGGATACCCATCCCAAGAACCCATATGGAATGGCCGAGGAGCTTATGTTTAATCTCAAGCGTATCATTATTCCAGGTGTCTCCTATTTCGAGGTGATATGCCTGGCGAAACCGCTCGTTTGTTTCAATAACCTTCTTAATCCATCCGACGGATTGAAGGGCTTTCCTCTCGCTCGCGCCGATATAGAGAACGGTCCGGGACATTCCATAGGCGATGCGCCGGATTGTGAAGACCCGGCACCGTGTTGTTTTCGCCGAACCTCTGTACATCTGTAGGTTAAGAAGCCGGACCTTCGTGCTCTCCAGCGGCGCCCAGACCCTGTTCTCGAAGTTGGGAAACGGATCGCGGAACGTGTTCGGGAACCACGAACGACAAAAGAAGCGGTGGTCAACCGCTCCTAGTTCGACAACTTCCTTCAGGTCGGGGAGAAGAGCCAAGCTATTCCTCGCTGATGACTACGGGCTTCCCCGTTTTGCGCTCGATTTCGGCGTTGACTTCTCCCGCAAGCATTTCGGAGATGCCTTTAATGCGATGGCCTCCGCCGTCGATAGGATCTCCGTCACGGTTGAGTATGGGTGACTGCTCGGGATGGTCAAGGTCGATGACGCGGTAGTTTTGATTCTTGCGCTTGCTCACGCTTTCCTTCACGCCGGCTCTCATTTCTTCTTCCCTCCGAACGGATTCGCCTTCGGGGTTGCTGCGTAGTCGCCGAGCTGGCTTTCACTCATGGCCTCCATATCGCCAGAGGGTGTTCCTTTCGGGAGGCTTACACCTTTCCGCTTCGCGCCGAGGGCTGCGCCGGCGGCCTTCTGCTGCGCTTTACTTTTCGGGGGCATTGCTGTTCTCCACTTTGCAGAGGCGCTCGTAGGTGAGGTTAAGCTTCGAGACAGCTCGTTTCGTCTCGAGGGTGTCCTTCCGGGATAGAAGAATAGGGTAGCTCCCCGCACCGACCTGGCAAAAGCTGTCCACCGCCAGAGGAAGCCCAAGCGAGTTGGTACAGGCGCTCACGCTCATCGTCAGACAGAGAGCTAAACCAGCGCGAGTAACCCGGCCAATCAATCCCTGTACCATCCTTTGTTCTGGACATATTCATCCAGCTCCTTTTCATTTAGCCCTTGAAGCTCGGAGGGGATTTTCGCCGCTTCGATAAGGGAGGCGTTTAGTTTCGCGATAACCCTCGCCCGTTCAACGCTTTCGATCTCGGAGATTAGGGTGTTACGCTCTTTCTCGCGAAGAAGGATTGTGAAGAACTGGACGAGGGAAGAGATGAAGGTAAACCAGGTCATTCAGGCGAGGAGGGGGAAGATGTCTGGCCCTGATCGAGTGCGAACTTCGGGAGCTCGGTGATCTTCACGGAGCGCGAGGAATGGATGTGGAGCGTGCGCTCGGTGAAGGGATGAATAAGCTCGCGCTCGACGGTGTACCGGCCGGAACCGCTCTCGTCCTTGATTTTGAGCTCAACGGGCCATTCGACGGTTTTGATCGTGATTTGCGTGGTCATGAAATGTTTTCCTTCTGCGGTTTGGTTGTGCCCTCGGAACGGTTTGGGTGCCACCTTACGAGGTGGGAGGGGAGGCTATCTGCGCGGCCTGAATTTGGTTGACGGTGACTTCGTTCCTCGCTGCACGGGAACCGAGGGCTAGGCCGAGACCTCCCATAGCGACCGTGTTGATGATGGTCAGGGTCTCGGGGGTTAGGTTGATCCCCCAGAAGGTATGGATGACTCCGGCGATCAGACCGATCAGGAGGGTGAGGAGAGACACGCCCTCCGTCTTCCCGGGGAGCTGGCCGGTTAGCTTGTCGAGGAGGGTAGGGTTATTCATGGTACGTCCTCGCTTTCCTCTGCGCTGCGACCCAGACGTCGCGGACGGCTTTAAGGTACGCCGCCTTCATGTTCTCCGTCTGGGAGTTGAAGTCCGGGAGATAGCCGGAGGCTTTGCCGATAGCGTTGTGGACCTCCCGGGCAAGATCGACCTGCTCCTCGATGGATAGGTCGGCGAGATCGAGGCGGAAGTTCTTCACGTGTTCCTCCGAGATGGGGAAGACCATACCTCCGAGGACGGCATTCACCTTCTCGGTGTCGGAAGAGAGGGAGGGTAGATCCCAGTCAGCGCCAGCGATTATCGGAACACCCTCCGATGCAGCCTTGAAGTCGACGGGCTCCGGTTCATTGGAGGGGTTTCCCCCGAAGCCGAACGGATCGCCGTCCTCAATGCTCGGAACCGTCCCCACTTGGGCGACCGGCAGTTCGTCTGATGTGGGCGTCAGGGAGGATTGTGGTTTTTTCGCCATTGGGGTCCTCAGAGGGAATGAGCGCGTACGCTTTTGCGCGGGTCAGGGAGCCACGTATGTCGGCGAGGTGGAAGGGCTCGATCTTGTCCTCCCCGCCGTAGACGGAACAGATGTTTTCGTACACGGTGTAGAAGATCTGCTCGATATGGGATTGCTGTCCTTCGCGGTTTACTTTAGCGATGGCTTCGTCGTGGGTCATGTTAGGGATACCTCTATGGGATGTGTGTCGTCGTCCCCTCGTCCGATTAATCGGCTTCGTAACCTTTCGAGCGGGAAGAGGGGGTTGGTGTCGATTTTCCTCCCGGGGGAGATCTCCCAATGCGGGGCACAGGAGGTTATATTATACTTCTCCTTAATCGCCATGCAGAGGGCGAAGCCGGTCGTAAGCTGGGCCTCCGTGTAGGGCATCCAGAAGCCTCGGCCGTGTTGAGGGGTTTCTTTATACTCCACCCCATACGCCTTGATGTCGTAGGTCTTTCCAAAGTCCGCACGGACGAGGGGAGAACCCTCCACACCTCGGAGCTTTCCGGGGTTGGCGAACTCGACGCCTATTGCGAAGGCATTCACATTGGAACGTCCATGATATGATGAAACCCCCGCATGCCAGCACCTCACTAAACAGGAGGCGAGCTGAACGATCTCACCCTTCCTCCCGATCACGAAATGGGCTGAAGCTTTCGCTTGAGGGTTGCACAACCACTCGACGGAGGTCATATAATCCAACTGCCCGGCGGTGTCGTGGACGATGATAAGTTCGGGGACGATGCTTCCGCTTTTGTTCGGGGTCGGGATTACCTTTACCCCCTCGGCGAAATGATTCGCGTTTATCTTCATAGGGTCGTCCTTCTAATACGGAGGGCATTTGAGCTGGCGGTTCTCCACGCAGAGCCGGAGAAGGTCCGCCTTGTATGCTACGTTCTCCGGCAGGGTAGGGGGCTTTGCAAGAGCAACGGATATTTGGGACACTTGCGTGGCGAGGGCGGTCACTTGGATGCGTAGCTCAGAGAGTTGGGACATGGTGCTGATCGCGTTTTGCTCCTTTCCCCCGAAGTACATACCTAGCCCGATTGATGTGGGAATGAGAAAGGTTAAGATAAGCACAAGGGGGACCATACCTTTAGATAGGTCTTGCATGTTAGTCGTTGGCGGGCTCATCTTCGTGGGGGGGTCCACGGAACGATCGTCAGCCTTCCGGTCGGGGCGTGGAGAAGCTGGTCCAGTGGTAAGCACAGGGGTACCTCCGGGAGAGGAACATGAGGGTGAAAGATCTTACATATACACACGCGGGAGGAAGAGGCGTTCCCCTCCGCATATCGGAGGAGCTGTTTATATGCGTCGAGCGACCACTGGGATTTGATTTCGATAAGGAAGGTATGTTCGGGGGAGGTGAGTTCGTAATCTACATACCCTCCGTTCCTTGGCGCCTGGGCTTTAAGCGTATACCCCCGAGGACGCATGCAGGATAGAATGCCTCCCACCTTCTCTTCATACTTCTTCCCCGCCTTAGTCGATGCCCTCGATGCCCCGAACCCTGGGAGCCGTTGGTAGTCCGTCCTCATCGACATGGGGGATAAGCTCCACTTGGGGTTGATGTTCGAGCTCGATGGTTCTTCCGTGGTTGAACGCGGCGGCTCGGGCCCTGGCGATGTCCTCGGCGGTCACGCCATTGAACACCATGGTCACGTTTTGGGAAGGAGCTGCCCCTCCGGGAAGCTGCGCAGCGGACTTCTGCGGGAAGACTCTATCCAACAGAAGCTCGGCGGCTTTGAGCAGAGTCGCCTCCGCCACGACAGCATCCGGGTTCGCGATGCGGCGAGCTATCGCATCGAGAAGAAGTGACGCGGTTTCCTCCATCTTCGCCTGGATCTCCATAAGCCTAGGCCCGTGGAGGCGCTGGACAAGCTCGGCCCTTTGCGCGGTGAAGGCATCGGACTTCATGACCTTCCGCACCCAGGTAGAGGAAGCGCCGGTCAGGACCGCGACGTCATCCGGGTTGAGCAGGGGATGCCGGGCGGTAAGCTCGAGGATCGCCCGATAGGTCCGCCTGCGCAGGTCCGGAATAGCTCCTTCGACGGTTCTTTGCAGCGGTGAAAGTTCGGCCATTCGGGGGTGTCTCGCGGGTTCGGGATGCAGTTCCTTGGGGATGTCGATTTTCATGCGATGCCGCAGTCCGCCTGGCGGCGGGGGATGTCGTCTATCTTAGGTCGCGTATCTTACCTTGGGTGAGAGGACACCGACCTGCGGTCGTTTATAGCGGGGAGCCGGGATTAGCCTCCGAGCCAGTCATACCTTGCGGCGTTTACCTTTCTGGAAGCTGTCCCGGCTCCTTGAGGAGGGGAGCTGATCTGAGGCATCCCGGACACAGACCGCTTCGACCCTCCCCCGGCGGAAGGGAGCATGGAGGTGAACCCGCCCCTCCTTCCGCGATACGATCTTACGCGCGCGGGAGAGGCGGGGCAAGGGCTCGGGAGAAGAGAGGTAGGGGAGGATGGAAGAGTGTGCTTTTGCTGCACCGGAAAAGACACACTGTTCGCGAGGGTGGAGATTCTTCCGGGGAAAGCGTGCTTGCGAGGCTGCCCATTTCATCGGGATGCTTTTCCGGCCGGCTTCGCCCCTGCGGGGCTTCGCTCGTCCTAGTGTGTCCGGTTTGGTTTTTGGGTCGTGCGGTGGAGAGGGGCCTTGACATAGGGTGTGGGCGGGGGAGCCTGGGAGGCTGGCCGGGGTACACGCTCAAGTAGCGGGAGCCTTTTACCGCACGCAACCCTCTTTCACCCATGGAGGTAGCAGAATCTCTTTCACACAACCGAATAAACAGGGGTGGAGGGTGAAATCGCCGGGCGATTCCCCTTGCAACAGGCGGCGAGTCGTGATCTAGATGGGTCATCGGAACAGGGAGCTTACACATGATCACGAACAAGCAAGCGGCAGGCTGGGTTACAACGCATCTCTGCCAGATTGGATATGACGATTTCAACATAATCGGCACGACAGCCTCGATTGAGTACCCCGATGCATTTGAAGTAACCTTCACCTTCCCGGGCGAGACAACCAAGGGGCATAGTTTCATCGTGTGGGAGCTTGAAGACGGCACAATCTACGGGGAGTGGTAGACATGCACAGCATCGGGAACGCTATCGCATACCTGATCGCACGGTTTCGGGTAGAGTCCTACGGTGGGATGACCTTCTTCCACGTACCTTTCCCGTTTAGCAACCGGAAGGTGGTCATCATGTTCTGCTTTTCCGAAAAGTTTTAAAGGAAATTCCGGTTTGGGCGCAGGAATAGCTTGTGCCCTTCCCCGAGTCTCTATATCTTCGGACTCGCAGGGGAAGAAAGGAAGGGATAGGCCCTTCCATCCCTGAAATCTTAAGGACTCATCCCAATGGCCAAGCTCGATCAAGTCGCAGGCAAGCAGGTTAAGGTTCACTCCCCCCTTCCCGAGGCGGCAAACAGCGCCACTCACGCCGCAGCCCCACAGAAAGCGGTAGGCGAGGCCTCCGGGAAGGTGAAAAAGAACACAAACATTACCGTCATGTATCTCGACAAGGACGGGAAAGAAGTTTCCCTGGGCGCGGACGTCACATCTTTGAAGACGATCACGAAGGCGGGGGAAACCCTCGTTGAACTTTCTCGCCTCCCTCGCCCCATGCTGGTCGCGGCCGCCGCTTTCGGCCTGAACACCACCTTCCGCAACGCTCACAACACGACCGAGCACGGCGGCGGGGACGGGATCCGCGCTCTCGCCAACCGGATAGACGGTATCCTCGCCGGGGAATGGCGCGCAACGGGCGATGGCGAAGATTTGGGCGTCCCGCTCGTCATCGAGGCCATGATAAAGGCCAAGAAGGACGCCAACGCCTATGCAGAAGGCATGGAGAGCAAGTGGCTCGAGGCCTACCGCTCCCTCGACAAGGACGGCAAGGCCGCGTGGACAAAAACCATGTCGGCGAAACGCCCGATCGAAATTGCCCTCCTGAAGATCAAAGCCGAACGAGCCGCGAAAAAGGCGGAAAAGGCAATCTCAGGCACCACGGAGGGCACGGACGATAGCTTCTAGGACGTCCGCCGCATCGCATCTACGCATCACCGCATTGGGGGCGACTCCGGTGCGGTTTTTCGTTTCATACGCCCCGCAGCGCACGCCACACGGGCGTTTCAGCTTTTTAGCCACAGGGGTAGCGGCTCGCCCCATTTTTCGCCCCACGCCGATCTATGGCCGCGTCAATCAATTTCCGCGTTTCCTTCGGCTCCGCTAACACCGTGCATTCCTACGCACCTCAAGCGCGACCTGCTACCTCGACGTGTGTCACAAAAATATCACACAACCATTCAAGATATGTAAGGGTGAATATATTATATATATTTTTTTTTTTTTCAAGCACTTTTCGTTTAATAACGCCAAGAGTTTGTATAACTCCACACTGTTGCATAAATACATACACCAATAGCGTGTAGGGCGTCGAGGGTCGCACTGACGAGTCCACGGACCCGAAGGAATCAAAGGAAAAACACAATTCCTTCACAATTTGACCACAATCATAGCCCATAATGCACCTGTTTCGGGCCATTCTCACGCCCATATCCCTCTCCACCACCACGAGGCAACGAAAGGCATCCCATGCCAGACGCAAAAAGCCCGAGACGTCGCAAACGGAGGGTCCATCCCCTCCGCTCGAAAGAGGGCAGAGTAAGCAAAGCCAAATTGAGAATAAGTTTCGACCGCCACACCCAGGTCGAGGCTTCAATTGAACAAGCCATGAAGCAGGTAAAGAAAGATGACTAACGCCTCGCAGGAAGAAATGCTCGACGACGCCCTCACGATCCGCGACAAGCTCGTAAAACGCGAATTCACCTACCTCGGAACCACCCACGAGGTCTACATCCCGGAAAGTCATCGCCTCATCACGAAGGCAGAACTCACAGCCACCCTCATGGCGCTGGAAGAGGCGAAAGCGCATATCTCCTCCATGCAACGCGCCAAGCGCGAAGCGGTGAAGGAAGCTACAGAAGGCCTCGCGGGGACGATAATCCGGCAGGAGAAAGCTCTTCGTCTCATCCGCACGGACCACGTCGCCTTAATGCGGGAACACCGCCATCTCAAAGCGGCGATAAAGAACCCCCTCAAGTTCATATACCTCGCGCTTCTCGGCCGAAGCATAAGGAACGAGGAAGAGGCAAGGGCGAAAGAAACCCAAAACATCCTCAAAACCGCAGAAGAACTTTTAAAGAAGGACGCCACCCATGTCTAAAGCTTCCACCCTAATCTCCCTCCAATGCCGGCCTCATTTCTCCAGCGAAAACGGCCCTATGCGCGTATGGCGGACCGACTGGCAGGGCGATCAATTCGAAATTCTTTCGAAAGAGGAATTTGCCTCCCTCAAAGCCAACCTCGCCCGCTTCAACATCGATATCGAGCATATGGAAGATTGAAATGTCTAAAGGCCCCTCCACCTACGCATTAAAAGGCGGCGCACCTCGCTATTCAGAGGAGTACGAGAACTTCCACCTGGCCTCCCAATACGGAAGCAAAACAGCCTCCGAACTCGACCATTGGAGGAAGGCGCATTCGAAGAAGTTCCTCCTCCCCCTGACTCCCCTTCAAGCCACTTCCCTCCACTACGCCCACAAGCACGGCAACGCAAGACAGACGGCCTGGGCTCGCACGGACGGAATAATCGAAATAAACTAGCCTCGCAAGAAAACACATTTGCCGCTGCGGCAAAAGCACACTCTTCACATCACCAGGACGCATCCCATGACCGGAAAAAGCATCACCACGAAGATAACCATCCACGACGTCACCTCCAACTGCCGCCGACGCACCACCTCCCATGGCCTCGTCGAAACCGGCATCCACCCCATGTCCATGAAGGACTTCCTCAAGGGCTGAAGGCGAAGCTTCAGGAGGGAGGTTCGCCTTCCTCCCCTTTCTCTTTCCTCTGGCCGTGAAGGGCGGAAAGGCCCGCCGAAGAAGTGAAGAGGTCGCAATCCCTTTTCCTTCCCGTCCGGGGTCGAAGAAACGAGAACCTATCTAGGCCGCCCTCCACCGATGCAACCTCCATCGGGGCCTCTATAGCGGAAGAGAGTTTCTCCCCTGCTTCCTCTCTTTCCCTCGTTCTTCCCCTTCACGGCCGCAGCAAGGAGCAAGGAGGCGAAGCCTCCGCGCAGTAACGCAAAAGGCATCTACATGAAAATTGAAATTCTCCTCATCCTCACCGGCCTCTTCATCCAAGGGGCATTATTAATAGGACTCTTCCTATGACGATCACCACAACCGTCCTCCTCCTTTTCCTCCACACAAGAGGCGATGGCCTCCATCCCCCTCAAGTGGACATCTTCAAATTCAACTTCCTCTCCCAAGCCACCTGCGTAGAAAAAGCCCTCGAAATCGAGAGGGCATGGGCACACAGCGCAAAAACCTCCGTCTCCTGGGACTGCCTCTCCGAAGAGGAGCTCGATCTCGAATGAAGCGCCGCAGGCGCAAAGGAGTAAATACCATGTCCTCACAAACCTGTATATGCCTCACAGTGAAAATGCCTCCCTGCTCATTCTGCGAAAGCCTCTCCCAACTCGAATGCGACATCATGGACGCGGAAGGGATGGAGGTCCTCCTCTGGTTAAGGTCTCACTACCTCCTCCACGAGGGGAAGTGGGACTTTGAACCCGGAAGCGAGGGCCTCACCGGACCGGGAGAGACAGAGGAATCCTATGCTGCCGCCTCCATCGTCATAGCGAAGGGGGGCATTACCCTTCGAAAGGAAGCGAGCGCGATCAAAGCCGAGGCCCTCATCGCCGCGACGAAAGAGGTAAACAAGAAACCTCCCCCCCACCTCACCCACATAGGGAACGGCGTCCACCTCCCCACAGCAGCAGTGAAAGCCTCTTCCGCAAAAATCTACGACTTCACTCTTTTCCGAAAGGAGCGCAAGAAACCCCATGGCACGTCCCGCACACCCTGACAAGCACGACGAGCGGCTCCGCTCCCTCCTTGAACAAGCGCTTTCCGAGGAAGTCCTCATCCCCTGCCCAGACATGGCACACGCAAAGCTCATGCGCTCGAAGTTCAAGGAAATCATCCGAGCGCATCGGGAATGGGAGACTGGCCAGCACCTCCGTTTCAAAGGCCTCCGCTTCCGCCTCCGTCAAACCCACGAGCTTCAATCCGCTCGTCCTCACTATCTCGCGGATGAAAAACGCCACCCCTACACCCTCGCTATGGACCGCCGCAGCGTCCTTGACGAGATTCTTTCCTCCGTGTCAACCTCCTCCACGTCAGTACCTCTTACCAACAAAACCACCGAGGCAAGAGCAGATGAGCCCGACGAGTGGGACTACGACCCCGACGAGGAGGAGGACTCCTCCGACGACTACGACAAGCTCGCCCATCTCTACCGCATTCCTAAAGAAGGGAGCGTTTAAATGCCTCGTGGCTCCCCCAACGTCCGTCTTCAAGTAAAGCTTGACCCCGACCTCGACGTAAAGCTCCGGGCCATTCTTGCCAGCCCCCTCACCGGACGTATACAATACGGTTCCATATCCGCCCTCATTAACCATCTACTTCTTGACTGGGTCGTCAAGGAAATGGAAAGAAGAAAGGCCACACCACCCCATGGGAGCAATTGACCTATTCGGAGAAGAAATCCCCGAAAGCACCTCCGAGGGCGAAGGCACCTCCGAGGGCACACCCATAGCGCAAACGCTCACCCCTCCTGTCTCTTCCGAACCTCCCCTCCATCTCCAATTCACCGAGGTCCGCAACGAACTCCTCAGCATGGAGAGGGCCAAAGGCGAGGGCAAAGACGTAAACATCGACCGGGTTCAGGAGCTTGTAAGGAAAGCTGCCGACCTCATGGCGAGGATACAAACCTCCACAACCGGGCCGAAGAAGAAGGTCATCGACGGAACAATCGTGGAGAAGAAAACCAAGAAGGCCGCTTCTCCAAAAAAGCCTTCCTCTATCGCCCACCTCAACATCCCAGAAGGGGACGATTTTTAACTCCACCTCGTAGGGTCTCACCACTCCACCTCGTAGGGTATCGTAAGGTATCACCACTCCATCAAGGACCTCTCCCATGTACATCCTCGGCCTATCCGGACGCCCCGACACTTTCACCTGCAAGGGAAGCAAGAAGGACTTCCTCACCTCCATCGACGCCACGCTGAACAAAAAGTACCAGGATGCGAGAGGCCAGCATATCTTCTTCTTCGTCCACATCCCGGACGCTTCCCGCGTATGGGTGACCGGCGTAAAAGGCAAGCAAGACACCTTCTGCGCCTACACCACGAGCGAGGAGGCGCAGACGCAGAGGGAAAAGTACGCGAAATTCTACGGAATAAAGGAGGTTTATATGATCTCCTTCGGGGACGACGACAATGACAAATAACCCTCGCTTTATCACCATCGCGAACATGAGGGATCGCGACCTAACCCTCTGGCTCCCCCGCACCTACCGCATCCTCTGCGCCGTCGCTATCGAGCCAACTCAAGCAACCCAGGTCTACATCGAGCGCACGAACGAGGAACAAGAGGAGAAACGCTTCGTCCATCTCTCCTTCTGCTCCTTCGCATTCGAGGCACTCAATCCCGAGTTCGAATTCGTCTGCCCCGTAATCGGGTCGGAACTATCCTACCCGCGATCCTATGGCATGCTTTTCCTCTACGCCCGGTGTGGATGGAAGAGCGAGGATCAGATGCGCTGGCTCCGCTCCCACGGCCTCCTCGACGACAAGGACGAACCCCGCTATGGATGAGACCGCCCACTACATCCCTACTCTCTCCCTCGTTGCCGCCCTCATTCGCGACTTCACCCCGCGATGGAACTCCTCCAAACTCCACGGGCAAGAGGACCACTGCGTCTACCGCTGGGAGAACCACGAACGCCTCATCGTCGCGAGGTTCCCCTTCCGCAAGCACGCGCAAGCCTACGTCAAGCAACTCAACGCGGAGGAGCTACTTACCATGACCCTTATAGCCCTCTATAACGCCACAGGCTCCTCCTCCCTTGAAGAGCGCACCTTTCGCATCCGCCTCACCGCCCTCCATATGGAGCTACCCACATGCCCAGACCCCGACATGTTCAAGACACAGCTCTACCCATTCCCGAGGGGGGAGTAAAAAGGGTCCTAGCTATTACCCTCCTCATCTACCTCCCCTTCATCCTTCTTCTAGGGCTCCATTCATGGCAAGGACGGTAAAATGAATCACCCCCACACCTGCGAGTGCATAGACTGCTGGAACAATAACGAGCTGGCCCTCTGCGCCATCGAACAACTTAAGGATCTCCCATGCTCCTCCGCCCCCTCAACCTCCGCGTCATCGACTTCGAGACCTCCAATCTCCCCGCAAAAGGAGGGAAGATCATCGAAATCGGCTGGCTCGATCTCGAAGTAACAAGAGAAACCACAGGGGAAATTTCCCTTTCTGACAGCAGTAACCTCTCCAGCGCTCGCTACGGCCTTCCCCAAGGTGAGGAAATCGACCTCTTCGCCCAAGCCGTCAACCACATAAGGAAGGAGGACCTCCCATCCTGGTACGTGCTTGACAGTCTTTCCCTTTCCTCTTACCTCCAATGCGAGGCCGGAACCACCCGCCAATTCGACTACCTCATCGCCCACAACGCATCCTTCGAAGAGGCCATGTTCAAGAACTACGGAATAGAGCAAGGAGGTGAAATCTTCCCCCTTCCTCCCCTCATCTGCACCATGAAAGTCGCAAAGCGTGTCTTCCCCTCACAGAAGAGCTTCGCCCTCCAATACCTCCGCTATGCCCTCGACCTTGAAGGGGGGAAGAGAGATCTTCGCTGCGATCCTCCTCATTCCGCCGGCGCAGACGTGTGGCTGACATTCCTCCTTTTTAAAAAGATGCTAGAAGAATTCCACGTCACCATCGACGAAATGGTCGGCTTTTCCTCTCGCCCAACCCTCCACCTCACCTGCCCAATCGGAAAGTACAAAGGCGCCGCCTGGAACGAGGTTGAAACCGGCTACCTCAAATGGATTCTCAAATCCCCCACCATCGATGCCGACGTAAAAGCCGCCGCAAAAGATGAACTTATCTTCCGAGGCCAAGCGTAAAAAAGGACTCACCTCCCATGACCGATAAGAAAGACTCCACGCCCTCCCCCAAAATCGACTCCGCGAAACACTCCACCTTCGCAAAGGAGGCCGACCAAAAAGCCGACGAAATCAAGGTCATCACCCACAATGACCTCCTCCACAAAGAAGGCCTCCGCAACCTCGCTAACGAGCACCGGAACATCGCCTCCCACGGAACACCGGAGAACAAGGACAAGAAATGAGCGATTTCTTTTTCACCTTCATCTGCTTCCTCATCGACGCAAGAGAAGATTCCTCCGACCCCGACTGGGAGCGGGACGCCGAGGGGGTATCTTTTTCATGAAACTTCCTCTCGACCACTACTCTATCGGGGAGGCCTACAACCCCCCCTCTCTCCTCCCTCCGGGGGTTCGTCCCCCCCTTCCCGAAACCATGGACAGCACGATGCTCGTTGCCTATCGGGCCTGCGCCGCAAAATTCTATCGCGAACATGTCCTCAAACGCACGATCCCCGTCCTTTCCGTTCATCTACTCGCGGGAGGAGCTTTCGCAAGCGGCATCGAAGCTTACAGAAGGGCGTACTACGCTGACGGCTACTCGAAAGAGACTTCCCTCGACATCGCCTTCCTCGCCGCGAACGTCGCCTGGGGGGAAGCGGACCCGTTCCCGAAGCACCCCTCCATCGCAAACAAATCCCTCGACCGAATATTCGCCGCAATAGCATCCTATTTCGAAACTTACCCAATCGACACCGACCAATTCCAACCACACCTCCGCGCAGACAACGGCTTCCCTACTATTGAATTCAGCGCTGCTGTACCCCTCGACCCATCGCATGGCTTTCCTCTCCATCCTTCAACGGGCGAGCCTTTTATCTGGCATATACGATCTGACGGCCTTGGCAAATTTCGTAACCTCCACGTATTCTCCGACGAAAAAACGACGGTATCTCTCGGAACAACCTGGAGCAGTAAATGGACCCTTCGAAACCAATTCCTCGCTTACGCATGGCTCTATAGAGAGATGGGCCTCCCATATCGCACAGCTCTGGTTAGAGGAGTTGGGCTTTTAAAAACAAAGATCTCTCATGCCGAATGCCTCGTCCACTACCCCGACCATCTCCTCAACGCATGGCAAGAGACGGCGGTTTACTCCATGCAGCAAATGGTCCAGCATTGGGAGCAGGACTACTGGCCGGAGGAATTCGGGGACGCCTGCACCTCTTACGGCAACTGCATCTTCACCGATGTTTGCCTCGCCTCACCGAGCAGGAAGGAGAACTACCTCGAAGCGAGCTATATGCCCCGCTCCTGGGACCCCTCCATCATCCACAACAGGAGGACTAATCTTGAAGAAGCCTTCCTCGCACTGGGTTGAGCGCGTCATCTCCGTTGAAAGCGTCCTAGAAACAGGTCACATCTTCGTCTACGGAACGACCAAGCTTTCTTCCCCCCTCCTCGGCCAAGTGTGGAAGGTCCTCTTCATCCGGAGGGAAAACTGGAAGATCGTCACCGCCCACTCCCTCGTCCGCTGGACCGTTCTCCTCAATAAATTCCGCGTCAACCTTTCTCTTCTCCCGGAGCTATCCCCATGTCCCTCACGAAAGACACCAAATTCGACCGCAGGCGTTCCCACGACTTCGACGAAGGAGAGTCCTCCTACGACTGGCTCGCCGAATGCGACACCGGTGATAGTAGGAGCTGTGAAGGAGCCGTCAACATAGATGACTCCACCTTTAAGGAGGCGGGGGAGAAGCTAAAATCCTTCGGCTGGCAGATATTTAAGAACTCGAAGGGTGAATGGACCCACCGCTGCCAGATATGTAAAGAGTGGAAAATGAAACACGCCTTCGAGGAGATGAAGAGATGAGGGGGGCCTTCGGATGACCAACCTAACTGACGCGAGAATCCTCTATCGCACCTGGGCACAAAGCTTCGACCCCTCCTCCTCCGGCTCCCTCGACCGCCTAGCCTCTCCTTCTCAAGAGGCCTGGCTCTACATCGCCGCCACGGCTAGAATGTTAAGCTCGGAGGAGGACACTCCTCCTCCGATAGTCCCCGGACTCCTCTACCTCGCAACCTGGACCCCCTCAGCCCGGTGGGGAAACAAGCTCGCACCTCAATCCCCCCAACTCTACATGACCTTCTTCCCGGAGGACGACAGACTCGGCGGCTACGTAGTGGAGCAGGAGAGAGGAGGCTTCCCTACCCTCACCTACATCTCTACCATCCCCGAAAAACTCCGCCGCATCCCCGGCATGATTTATCCTCCTTTCCCTCCCCTATAAGGACACCTCCCCATGACCGTTAAAGATCGAAAGCTGAGCCTTGCTATGGTCGTCTCCACCGAGAAAGCTGAATTCTCCCTTTCCTTCGAGGGCGACGGCTCCGTCCGCATATTCGAACGAGGCGACTTCATGGTCCAGCTCTACGAGGAGCAGGTTCAGGACGTATTTACCGCAATCATGGAGGGCTTTCATATCATCCGAACCGGCCACCTCCCGCAAGTCCTCCCCTGTATCACCCAGGAAGAGCCCTCCAACGTGAAGTTCGAGGAAGGTCCCTCTCAGCCTCCCGAAAAACTCGACCCCATCCACTTCGACGACCCCAACATCGTCTACCTCCTCCGGCATGAGTACAAGGACAACTTCTTCTCCGCCTCCGACATGCACAACGACCGCAGAGAATATACCGGCCGGCGGGACGAGGCCTATGCCTTCCCGACCCGCTACGCAGCTCTCCGCTTCACCCAAGGCATGCGGCACCCGACCATCCTCATCCCCGAGGCCGCCGCCCACATCGTAAGCTGGAAGACCTCCGACAACGACATCGAACACTTCCACGACGGAAGCGCGATTGGAACCATCCACGAGGAGAAGGCGCAGAAGCTCACCCTCAAGGAGGCCCAGGCCGTCTATTCCCGCATCCCCGGCCAGTTCATCCTCACCGTTAAGAAGGTCGTGAAATAATGGCATTCATCCCGCCAAAAGGGGCTCCGGCCCCGTCAATCACCATTCCTCCCCGTTCCGCTGGACCCGTCCGCCCGGTAGTCTCCCGCCCGATAATCATCCGGGACGAGCCACTAACTCCACCCGCCCTTATGCTCCTCGGGGACATCGGGAGCGGCAAGACCCATTCCATCATCTCCGCGTTGAAGAAAGGCCTCGAAGTCTTCGTCCTCATCACGGAGAACACCGGGGTCGAAACCCTCATCGACGCCTGCAAGAAAGAGGGCGTGAGCATGGAGCGCCTCCACTGGAGAAGATGTACTCCGACGCAACAAGGCTGGGACGTCATGAAAGCCCAGGCCAAGCTCACGAACTCCCATTCCGTGGGTGAGTTACAGGAAATGAAGAACGGCCTCGACCGCTTCAAATACCCCGCCTTCCTCAAGCTCCTCGAGGCCTGCGAAAACTTCGTCTGCGACCGGACGAAGGAACACTTCGGCGACATCATGACCTGGGATGACACCCGGCTCCTCACCCTCGATTCCATGTCCGGGCTGAACGAGATCGTCTCCTCCCACGTCACCGGGCACCGGATCACCATGACCCAACCGGAATTCGGCGTGGTCCAAAACCACATCTACCAGCTCTGCAATACCCTCTGCGGCCTGAACTGCTACTTCATGGTCACCGGGCATATTGAGATGGAGAGCGACGAGGCCAAGGGCACAACCAAATTCATGATCTCCACCGTCGGGAGGAAGCTCGCCCCGAAACTTCCTCGCGTCTTTTCCGAAGTCGTCTACGCGAAGAAAGACAACGGGAAATACGTCTGGACCACCGACGACTCGAAGGTCATCACAAAGTCCCGCGCACTCCCCGTGGGGACGATGCCAGCGGACTTCGGAATTCTCGTAGACATTTACGAGAAGCGCAAACTTGAAGCACAGGAGGAACTCAAAGCAGCAGAGAACACATCCCTTTAAAACACAGTAACCTCAAAGCATAGTAACCTCAAGGACTTACATCACATGGCACGTTTTGATAAAGAAGCCTTCCTGCAAGCCGAATACGAAGAAGCTGCCGACACCGAACGCACCCTCTTCCCCGCCGGCGAGTTCGTCGCCCAGGCGATTGAAGAGGTCACTATTATCGATCCGAAACCCTTCGTCGACGAAAAAACCGGCGCAACGAAAGACGGCTCCCCCCAACTCCAACTCAAACTCCTCATCCGCGAGGACCACGCAATCCGTGTCCGGGAGCAATTCGGCTACGACGCCGACCGGCCGGTCTATTTCACCACCCGTCTCTATCTCGACATCAACCCCGAGTCCGGCTGGCTGGAGTTCGGTCCGAACAAGAACATCGACCTCGGTAAAATCCGCAAGGCCCTCGGGCAGAATGAGCCCGGCGTCCGCTGGAGCTTCCCCAACCTGAAAGGCGCCGGTCCGCTCGCCTTCATCGTGAAGCACGAGAGCTGGGAGAAAAACGGAAAATCCGGCACCTCCGAGCGCGCCCAAGCCTGGGCCGCAGCCGACTAACCTCGTAGGGTAAGAAGGTTCGTAGGGTCTCACCCCTCACCTTTCGTAAGGTAAACCGTTCAACCGGGGAGGTGCGATCTCCCCACTTTTCTCAAAGGAAACCTCCCATGACCACCATCTTCCCCGGCATGATGCGCCACGCAGTCTTCGGCGACGAGGCCGACAGCAACAAGATAAACATCGTCCCGGAGAATGAAGTCCTCATCTCTCTTCTCCGCGACTCTTCCGGCGTGAAAATGACCGCGAAGTTCAAGGGCCACAGCGTCGTCCTTCCTCGAGGTAGCGCGGTCCAGTTCATTTACCTCCAGGCCGTGACCGCTTCCGGAGGTATCGGCTACGCGGACCCCGAGCCGCCGACCACGTCCGAGTCTAAGCTTTCCCTCCTCAAACCCCGCCAGTAGCTCATGTTCAACTCGATCGCCATCCCCCTCATCCTTATCAACGAGCGCACCCGTGAACTCGACCCCGCCCATCGTGACGAACTCGCTTCCGACATCCTTCGAAACGGTCTCCTCCAGCCCATCATCCTCGGCGACTCACCAGACTCACCCCCGCTCGTCGACGGACTTCACCGCCTTCGGGCGATTGAGGCGCTTCACGCTTCCGGGGAAATCATCTTCTACGACGGTGAACCCCTCTTCGTCGGGCAGGTTCCCTTCATCCGTTTCGGTGACCTATCCCCCGCTCGTCTTCTCGAAGCTGAGATCGCGGCTAACCTCTTCCGCCGCGACCTAACCTGGCAGGAGCGCACCGATGCCCTCGCCCGCCTTCACCGCGCCCAACTGGAGCTTGACCCCAATGCCACAGTTTCCTCGACCGCAGCAAAGCTTGCCGGAGCCACAGGGAAGAGTGAGTCTACCCTCCAAAAAGCCATCGCCCGAGCAACCGTCATCGCCGACGCTATTGAGGCGGACCCTTCACTGGCTTCTGCCCGCTCTGAAACCGAGGCCATGTCCCGCGTCAAATCCGACATCACCCGCCTTGCTTCTGGGCTTCTCGAAGGAGGGTTTTCCACTACTAACTCACTCCACACCCTCATCGCCGGAGATGCTACTGCGATACTCCCGAACCTCGGGGCTGAGACCGTAGACCTCATCCTCTCCGACCCACCCTATGGCGTCGGCGCGGACACCTGGACGAGCAAATTCCAGGACGCCCCTCACCACTACAAGGACGACTGGAAGTCGGCGGAAAAGCTCTACGGAACAATCCTCCTCGAAGGCTCCCGCCTTGGAAAGGAGCGCTCCAACATCTTCCTCTTCTGCGCCGTCGAGCGATGGCATCTTATCCGTGACATGGCAGACGGCCTCGGTTGGAGTGTTTGGCCTCGCCCGATCATCTGGCATAAGAGCAATGAGGGAATCCGCCCTTGGGGGCAGAAAGGCTACGCATATTGTTATGAAGCAATCCTCTTCGCCTGCAAAGGCCAACGGGGACTGTACCGGACTGGCTCTGACGTTATCTCGGGCATCTATAAAGTCCGGGATCGAGAGCACGGAGCAACTAAACCGGCGAGTCTGTTCGGGCAGCTTATCACTTCTGCCTGCCTCCCCGGCGACACCGTCCTCGACCCGTGCTGCGGTTCAGGGACAATCTTCGAAGCTGCAACGCTCACTTCAACAATTGCTACGGGAATTGAAAAAGATGAGCACTATATTGGACTCTCTCGACAAAGACTAGAGCTTACGAAAGAAGATCTCACCGTGGAAGAACTGGACACATTCTGATGGCTACTCGGAAGCAGACTAAAGCAAAGCTCAATCTCCTAGGCATTGGAGTTGGCATCCCGACTCGAGCCTACGCGATCATGCTGGCGTGGAACTGGCTCGCCCCCATGTACACGACGGTTCAACTTACCTTCGCTCAGGGGATTTTTATTGTCCTCCTCGCCAGCTTTCTATCCGTGAAGATCTCCGACTTTCATGACGGCGGAGAGCACCTAGTCGACATTGACGACCATGCCGTCTTCGTAATGAGATGGTGCCTTGTATCACCCCTCGTCCTCATTGGCCTTGCTTACCTCCTAAAGTGCATCATGATAGGGATCTAACATGAACCTATTCGCTGGAACTCGCGGGCCCGAAAGGGCTCGCATCCTCATCATCGGCGAGGCATACGGCGCGACAGAAGAGCGCTTCGAAAAGCCCTTCATGGGTGAGAGCGGAAACGAACTTTCGAATATGCTTAAAGAGGCAGGCGTAGGCCCGGACGAATGCCTCTACACAAACCTCATCAATCGCCGACCCGAGGATAATAACTTCAAGCACTTTCTCCTCCGCACGCAAGAGGCCAAGGATGAAAAGCTCAAACCGTTTCGGGGAGTATTCCCGAAAGAAGAATTACTCACCGCCTACAACCGACTCCATGAGCTTATCCTGCACGTTAAGCCCGCAATCATTATCGCCCTCGGAAACTGGGCTCTCTGGGCTGTCACCGACCACATCCGAATCCGTGCCGGAACAAAGAAGGAGCGCAACAACGGCTACAAACTCGCCACCGGCATCGACACCTATAGGGGAAGTATGGAGCGCGCTTCTTCAAGCCTGGGCAGCATCCCCGTCCTCGCCACTTACCACCCCGCTGCCGTCCTACGTATGTGGCCGTGGCGCTTTACTGCGGTCTCTGACCTACGAAGAGTTCGAGAGTACATATCCCAACCTATCCCTCTCCGGAAGTGGGGTCGTAGCCCAAGCATTAAACGGTGGATTGTCCCGGACGTCTCGACCGTCGAAACCTGGATCGAGGGTTTCTTCCAAGGGAAGGAGAAGGAAACCACCCTCGAACTCACGCTCGATCTGGAGACCTACGCCGGCAAGATCCACCTTATGGGACTATCTACCCCTAACTCAACCCGGCTCATCGTCCCCTTCATGGACGTTAGAAAGGGAAGCACCAAGCCCTTCTACTCTCCTTATGACTGGCGACGTGTTTACTCCTCCATCCGTTCCCTCCTTACCCACCACAAGGTACGTCTCCTGGGACAGAACCTTCTGTATGACGCTCAATACCTCCACAATGAGTTTGCATATGTGCCACGTATCGGATTTGATACGATGGTCGCCCAGCATCTCCTCTGGCCAGCCCTTCGTAAAGGCTTGGACTACATGGCTTCGATATACTGCGACTCCTATACCTACTGGAAAGAGGACCGCAAGACATCTCTCGAGAATGAAGACCTCGACCTCGCCTCAAACTATAACGCTGACGATCTGGACTACACAGAAGATGTTGCGGAGGAGCTGAAGAAGCAGCTTAAAGCTGAGGGAATGGAACAGCTTTTTTCCGACCGTATGGAGCTAGTCGAGATCCTCCTCGACATGATGATCCACGGGGTCCGCGTTGACGGGAAGAAGAAGCGCGTTCAATCCCTCGCCATGATGATGACCATGGGGGAATTAATCTCCTGGCTCGAGGGCGCGATCCCCGACTACCTCAAACCTGTAGGAAAGAAGGGCTCGAAGCCGTGGTATTCTTCCGACACAAAACTAAGGACGCTTTTCTATGAGAATCTTGAACTCGATCCGATCTACGATAAAGAAACTGGCGAGCCTTCGCTTAATAAGCATGCCCTCGAACGCCTTGGGTTCAAGTACCCTGAGTTCAAGCCGCTTTTTGGAGCTCTTACCCTCTTCCGAAGTGCAAGAACTTTCCGAGGTACTTTTCTGGACGCCGTTCTCGATCCGGACGGACACTGGCGCTGTGCTTACACTATCACAACTGAGACCGGACGGCTCGCATCAGCAGAGAACGTTTACGATCGTGGCGGGAACCTCGCGAACATACCCCGCGATCGTGAACCGCTAAACTTTTACAACGCAATCGAGGCCTTATCATGACCGTACCTTCATCCCTCTGGATCCAAACCCTTCACGGAGGTGTATATGACTACGACTCCGAAAAGAACTCTACTCCTATCACCCCTCACACGATTGCTCATTCTCTTGCTCGCACTTATCGCTTTCGTGGACATTCTCGTTACCGCTGGACGGTTGCCGAGCATTCCTTGCTCGTCCGCGATATCGGGATGCAGCTATTATCCTCAGATAACGAGCGGCTTCTCGCAGCTCCCTATCTCCTCCTCCATGATGCTCACGAGGCCTTCCTCGGTGACATGCCGGCGCCGCTGAAGAAATTTTTAAAGACGAAGTTGAACTTTAATATGGAGATGCTCGAGGCCGACAGCGATAAAAGAATTAGGAAGGATTTAAAGCTCGACTTCCCTCCTCATTGGGTTCTTCCCCTTATCAAAGAAGCCGACGTCTACGCCTTAAAGCTTGAGCGCGAAGCATTCATGGCCTCGAAGCATGAATGGGTCATCGACGAAATAAAAATCCCCTCGATCGTCACCGCCTCCCCTTCCCGAGAACTCGGCATCCCCACCCTCACCCGTGTATTCCGGACCGCTATCGAGGACGCCATCCATGCTACACAATCCGCTCCATAAGGTCACAGCGCAGTCATTCGATTTCCCTCCAATCCGGGACATCTTCATCCCCGATCCAGGGTTCACGATAATCGACATCGATCTTGAGGGAGCGGATGCTCGTGTCGTTGCATGGAGGGTAAACTCCGTCCGCCTGAAGAAAGCCTTCCGTGAGGGGCTCAAGGTCCACGCGGTCAACGCAAAGCTAATGTTTCCCGTCTCCGAATGCGGGGAGGACGGGATGAAGGAGCCCACCTATACGAAGACAAAGAAATGCACCCACGGCACAAACTACGGCGTCACCGCCCCAACCATGTCCTCCCACACAGGCTTCCCCGTTCATGAGTGTAAATCCTTCATCATTCGATGGCTCCGTGCCAACCCCGAAATCCCCGAGTGGCACAAGGAAGTCGAGTTCCTTATCCAACGCGACAGGGGTATCTCCAATCCCTTCGGCTATAAGATCCGTTGGTTCGACCGACCTCACGCTCTACGCAATAAAGGCCTTGCTTGGGAACCGCAAAGCGTCGTCGCGGAGGTCACGTATAGAGTCCTACGTCGCCTTAGAAAAGAGGAGCCCCGAATACAGCCCCTCATGCAAGTCCACGACTCCCTCGTCCTCCAATGCCGGACGATCAATCTACAATCCTGCTTACGCTCCCTTTATCGAATATGCAATGACGTAATCGTTCCCTATCCCGATCCCCTCATAATCCCCTGGGGGCTGAAGCTCTCAACCACCTCCTGGGGGGAGGCGACTAAGGCGAAATGGGGAGATTACATCTAGGGGAACCTCGTGGCAAGACACTTCGACAGCTGGTTTAACGGGTACAGGGAGTATACCTTCAACACAGAAGCCCCCGGAGCTTTCCATTGGTGGACGGCCGTCTCCACCATAGCCGGCGCGCTACAGAGGAAGGTCTACATCGACCAAATCGCTTTCGACTGGGTACCTAACTTCTATATCTGCCTCGTCGGCCAAGCCGGGTTAGTCACAAAATCCACCTCCCTCCGAATGGGAGAACAGCTACTTAAAAAGCTCGGAAAGAAGATCCGCTTCGGAAGTCAGTCAGGCTCCTGGCAGGCTATGGCTAAGGAGATTCAAGACTCAAAGTACCAAATCCAGGGAGGAATAATGTCATGTCCGATATCTTACTTCGTCTCCGAGTTTGGAACCTTCTTCGATCCGCAAAATCGCGAGCAGGTCGATTTCTTCGTCGACTCCTGGGACGCACAGAAGACCGGGTTCACGAGATCGACGATATCCGGCGGTCAAGTCGAAATCCAATGCCCCTGTGTCAACATCCTTGCGGCGACCACCCCGACATGGATCAAGGAGAATTTCACGGCAACTATGGTGGGTGGCGGCTTTGCTTCACGCCTCATTTTTGTGCGCGGTCACGCAAAGAGGAAACTCATCGCCTACCCCGGACTCGAGAAAACAGCAGATGACCACCTTCCTCTTCAGGCCAAGCTTGTCTCCGACCTCAAGCAGATAAGCGAACTTGAGGGGCCGATGCAGTTAACCGAGGAAGCGATCACATGGGGAAAAGACTGGTACGAGAGCCACTATACTAAGAAGCGTCAACTCTCCGGCGAGCGGTTCGACGGATACTACGCGAGGAAGCAAACCCACATGCATAAGCTCGCAATTATCCTCTCGGCTGCGGAGGGAAATTCCATGAAGATTGAGGTGAGGCATCTAAGCCAGGCGAACGCTCAACTTCTTCTCGTGGAGAAAGATCTCGCGAGCGTAATCGACAATGTAACCTCGAAACAGATCTCGACCACTCATAAGCGGGAGATCCTATCGATCATACGTGGGGAGGGAGAGATAGATAGGGAGGAGCTTTACGCTCAACTCTTCCAGATGATGTCAGGGCCGGACTTCGATAAAGGCCTCTCGGATTTAATCAAAGCCCGGCAGATTACGATATCCCCGCGGGGAGGGAAAACCTTGCTCACTATCAAGGATACCTCCCCCGTGGTCGTGCCGATTAAGAAGAAGGGGTGAGGAGAAAACAGTGTGCTTTCGCCGGTTTGGAAAAAGCACACTCTCTTTACCTCCCCGGCACTTTTTCCCTACGGGTCACAGCTTCAGGATACAACCTATCAACCTGACCTGTGATCCCCCTCACCGCCTTATTCACCGGGACGCCTGCTTCCTTAAATTTCAGGTTGCGTCCCTGCGCCTGCATGGATTTCTTGAGCGTATCGTTCGTGATCCGCAGCGCCTTGTCCGGGGCCTCCTCATTGAACCCCCTGATCGCCTTAACGGCGTCCTCAATCCCCTCCTTATCTTTCAACCTCTTCGCCCGGAACAACTCCTGCGTGAGGATTTGCCGCTGCCCCAGCCAGTACCTCTGCACCTCCATCTGAGCGCGGGTATAGTCCCATTGCCGAGAGAGCTTAGCCGGTTGAAAACCCGCAGCGACGGAGGCTATGTCCATCTGATCGCTCATATCATTCGGATCGAACGAAACGACTGTCGCCCCCGACCTATCCCTCTCCCTCTGCTCGGCCATAAGCCGGGACGATTTCATCATCGCTCGAAGTGCTCGCGGAAACGTCCTCTCCCACCGCTTCACGTCATCAGCAGGGAGGGAATGATCCATCACCGACTGATAGATATTGAACGGGACACCGAGCCACGGACCGGCGACTTCACTCGTCACCTGCCCGACGGTTTCCCTCCACGAGGAGCTATCCGGATTAATCATCCCTTTAAGTCCCGGAATGAGCTTACCCATAGACAGGCTCCCCGACAGGTCCGGCGTAGCAGAGGGGATACCGAGCCCGTTCAACGCCGCAGGGATGCCGAACCCGATACGTGAGGCCCCATGCAGGACGATATCCCCCGTGTTTCCCTCCGTCCAATCCGCCATCATCGTCCGGATCATCTTCTCAAAATCGAAGTTCATCCCGAACTGACGTAGCAGCCACTTCATCAGCTCATTTGCATCGTCCGCACCGGGGAGCCCCATAAGCCCGGCCGTCGCCGCGAGCCCGAGCAACATCCTCACCTGCACCCCTCTATCCTGCTTGAAGAGGAAGAAGAGCATATTTTGCAGGTAAGACTTAAACATGAGGAGCACCCCCTTCGGCCCGGACATCAGCTTCGGTCTGGCCCAACGGGAGTATTCAAATTGAGTCGTTCTGACCGCGTCAGCTGCGACCATATACGCCCGGAGATGCGGCTCATCCCACCCCCGGTCCACGCGCAGTTGATCAGCCTCTTGCTGATTCCCCGCCATGACCTCATTAACATGAGCGCTGTTATTATCTCGGAGCGCCATCGCATAAGCTGCTCGGAACGTAACCGCCCGGTTGAACTTCTCGGCCAGAGAGAACGGCGCCGTCCCCCATTGTCCGAGTCGGCGAAGACCCTGCCCGAACTTACTCGTCGAAAGAGTTCTCTGAAGCACACTTCCCTGCGAGATAGCTGCGAGTTCTTGGGCGAAACCGTCATCGAGGAGTCGGCTTTCATGCGCCTCTTCTATTGCTTCCGAAAGTATGCCCTCATCTTTCGGCTGAATTCCTCGGAGTTCATTGAAGTAGTCCTTCGAAACCTGCGTGAACGCGGAAGTCACCTTCCCCATTGTGGCTAAATCGCCGAACTTCGTCGCGAGGTATGGCATTGCCACCATCGGAACCTGCGTGAGGTTCACGAACGCCGTTGCAGGGACGAACGCAAAATACCACAGATATCCTATCGCCCTCATTTCCGCCCAATCGGTCGAGGGCTTCATCAACTCCTCATAATGCCGCGTCATGTAATCCGCGATACGAGTTCTAGCATCTTGAGAAATTGGGCTTCCACTTTGCCGGACATCTCGGATAGCACCTTCGAGCCGCTTGGTATATTCTTGCCTCGCAACAAACCTTGCCGCTCTTGCGAAGTAGGTCCCATAAGCTCTAAGACCATCCGCAGAATACCCCGGCGTGTTCGCGCGCTCGAGCAACTGACGACGAAAGGAAGTAGTTGGAGCCGCTTGGAGGGCCAATGCCTCCAGGAGTTTTTTATCCTTCTTTTGCTGGGTAGTAAGGTCGGGTTTATCAAGCCCGAGCGCGCTTTCAATATTTCTGAGCGCAAATGCCGGAAGCCCCTGCCATTGCTGCAAGGTCGGGGAGAGTTCGTCCTCAACGATAGAGTTCTCCCCCGGGACTTTATATGCCTTCTCAATCGCGACGACAGCACCATCCCGCTCCTTCTTTGAAGAGAAGGCTTCGAAATGGAGGACCTCCCCCTTGCTATTCCTCACCGTTACGACATACTTCCCGAACCTCATATGCGGGAAATACGGCCGGGCTTTCATTTGCGACACTTCCCCCGCAATGCTCTTCACCTCCTTCGCAAGTTCGAGGGGATCCTGGATAGTCTCTATCGCCTTCTGGGTGGAGACCTCCTCGAGGTAGGACAGGAACTGTAGGAAATCCTGACGAATGTTAACATATGCGTCGAACGCGGCCTTTTGCAGCCCGTGCTTTTTGACGAGGGCAAGTAGCTCCTGCTCCGTCGGCCAACGGGTTTCATGATTTTCCCTCTGTTCCTTCGTGAGGTACGTCATTTGATCAAGCTCGAACAGCAGCTTGAACAGCGCGTCCGACTGCGCCTTACCGAGCGCATGCACTTCCCTTACGCGCGAGTCGGCCAGCGACGCCCAGCTAAGCGCCGTGTTTTCCATGGCCCGGTTCAGGGACTTATACGCCTGTAGGCCGGCTATATGCGGGTTCAGGTCGGCCATCTGATGGATACCTAAGATCCATTCCATAATGGTGTTATGCCGATCGGCGACGGCCAGAAGCCCCTTAATCTTTGCCCTATCGGCATGGGCGTCCTTCGGGAAGATTTTGAGCAACTGCTTCACCCGGAAAGTCGACGCCCTTTCCGGAAACATCGTCACGCTTTCGTCGAGGCCTAAGGCTTTCGCGTTCTTCACATTCCTCGCAATAGAGTCATTCAACGCCCTCCGAGTAGGCTCCGATAGGAACGGCTCCTCCTGCGTGACCTTCCCCCTCTGCATGAGCTTATCGAGCCACTCCTTCACGATAAACTCTGGCCGGCCGAGATTAAGATCGTTCCGATAAGGCGCTTCCTTGTTCTTTATCCTCGTAATGATCCCATCGATGAGGTCTTTAATCTTCCCCGCAGTCGTGCGGAAGAACTTCTCGACAGGTCCGACAGGAGTATGAGGCTGCACCATCCAGCGGGTGATATTCGAAACGAGCCACTCCTCGAAGTTATACGCAGCCCGATGTCTCCCGCGTTGCTCCCCGATCGTCCTTTCGAGAACGGGATGGGCGACAACCCTCGCGAGCTGGGTAGCTTTGTTCTGCCCTTGAGAAGCATGACGTTCTCTTCGATACGCCACCTTAAACAGCTCCTGCTGTGGCGTACCCATCCTCTCCCATTCATACGAGGCTATGATCTTCGACGCCTCATGCGCAACATCCGTGACGAACGCAGCAGCATCGGGCTCCTCCACAAACATTTTCGTAGTCGGGACGCCTAGTGACTGTGCCGCCTTCCCCGCAGGAGAAAGATTTAACGCCTTTACCTTCGGCGGAGGTACGGCATCTCCCTTCTCCGCCTTTGTATATGCGAGGGTATCTTGCCCCACAAGATTATCTGTCCGAGCGAGATTACCATTCCCCACCTCGTCATCCATTTTCATCGTGAGCGCGTCAAATGTTCCGGCTTCCTGGAACTCCCATACGCCTCCCTTGCCCTGCTTCTCCAGAAGATGGGTCACACCCGGATAAGCCGTATCGAAATCCGCCCTCGACATCGTCTTCAACGAGGACTCTTTCAGCCCCGACAGCTTAATGACCGGTTGAATTCTATACGCATCCCCTCTTTTCTGCCCGGGCTCCCGCTTCGCGACGAAAAGCTGTTTCTCCCCCTCCGGACGTTTAACAAGGGGCTTCTGGCCAACTGTCTGCCTCCCATAAAACCAGGGATCGACCTGAATAACCGATCGAGCTTGAGGCTGGCCATTCTTCGTAAGAACGACGGACTTCTCCTCGTATAAAGTCCCTCGCCCGTTTAAGCTCCCCGGCGCGACGATTTCAATCGCGACATCCGTCCGGATTGCCATGGACTTAAAGATGTCTCGGATCATATCTCCGATAGGAGAAATACCGGGTATGTTCGTACCACCAGCTCCCATGCCTACCAGGCCCGAGAGGATTCGACGAAGAGAGGTATTATGAAACTGCGACATAAACGCCGCTTGCACGGCGGGAGTCTGGAAGATTATCCTCTTCGCAACCCTTGGCTCACCCGTCCGCTTCGACCGGGACCGGATGATTTTCTGTAGGTCTTTGTCCTTCCCGGCAGAGGGCTCCGTTATCTCAACCCCCTCCGCAAACCCGTTCGGGGCTAGCCTGCGTAGGAGAGCAAAATTAGGAGTATCAGCTGTGACATCGAGACGGAGACCTCTATCCACCAGAGACATGAACCGCTCGACCGAAGCCTTTGGAAACTTCTGGAAGCCCTTTGAAACACGACCTGTCCCCTGAAGAAATTGCACAAACTCTTTAAGTAGGTTCTTCTGGGTCGGAACATCCGTGACCCCTTCAAACCTAATTCCCTTCGCCTTTGCGCGACCAACATCAAGCTTTCGCGAAATCTGTTGATCCGCCTGCACCTGACGGGAAAGGTCCTGCGTTGGAAACGCCGTAACGTCCCCCGGACGTACCCTCTCGAGGTCGACCGTCTTTCCACGTCCCTCGTCCTCGCCAGAAAGACGGGAGAGTACGTAGAAGCTCTTCCCATTATCCCTCGTCCGCGTTTCCTTCAGCTCCGCCTTGCTCCGCATGGAGGACAAGTCCGTCGGCCCCTGCGCCTGCATAAGTTGCGTGTGCTTGTTCGGATCGCGAAGGACGATTTGAGAATCCGGGAAGGGCTCCACCCTGGCGCCGTTATCCATGGCCTGACGGTAGAACACCGCCGCTTTCGCCAGCGCATTCTCCCTCGCCTGCGGAGTTGTCCCTGTTTTTGCTTTATCCCTCCACTTGATCGCCTCGACGAGGTTATCCGCCGCCTCTTTCAGGGTGTTCTGATTGAGGAAGTCAACGCGCGAGTCCGCAATGCTCGACGGAAGATCCTCGACAGAAACAGAAATATCTCCCCGATTGACCTTGTCCGGGTCAAGACGGAGATATGACGTTACTTTTGCGTTGGCTCCGTCATTAAGAGCTTGATCTTGCGACCCAAACGTAAGCTCCGTCCCTGGAATAGCCGCAGCAAAGAGGCCTCGCCGGCGAATATCAACAGTGCTTTGTAGGGCGTCAAGCTCAGCGATATTGGCCACCCCGACAGTGGCATCAAGTCCGGGGAGAGAGGCGTCAATCGCAGCCTCAGGGCCGGTAGTTGGGAGTTCATCAGGGCCTTGACCCGTGAGGTAAGGAACATCTCCCGCAGCCTTACGCACGTCGGAGTCTTTAAGCGCCTCATCTGGATGTGACCCGTGATAGAGGGAGAAAAACCCGCCGCCGATACCACCTGCTACGAGGGAGTTCAGCCGGCGGGAGTTAGCTTCGGGAGAGAGGTAGCCGTAATTCTCGTCAATGTAGCTCCGGGTGATAATGTCAGCTTCTTCCTGAAGAGCTTCGGTCCCCCCCTCCGTCGCAGCACCAACTCCCAGCTTTCCGAGCCGTCCGCTTCCCTGGTATATACGATCAAGGAGATGAGTTGCTTGGTTGCCGGTAAGTCCAAGGGATTTTCCTAACATAAGAGGGAAGACACTTTCGAGCGCACCCTTAGCTGAGCCAGCGAGGAGGGAGGCCCCCGTGTAGATATCCTTCTGGGAGTCCCATAGCTCCTGCCCCGTCGCCGCGCTTTCTATCCCAGCCGCAGTCGCAACCGCTCCGGCCGTCGAGGCGGGGATAGAATTGAGGATCGCAGAACGCGTAGCGGTCTGGACCCCTTTTTTCGCAAGCATCCCCGCTAGCATATCCGCCGCCCCAGCTCCCGACATGATCGCCGCAACGAAGGGAAGAGTCTCCCCAATCGTCCCGGCAACGTACCTACTCCACGTAGAGGGGTCCATGAGCTTAAGTTGCTCGATAGACGCTATACCTCTCTGCGCCCCGCCGGAGGCTATATCGGAGGAGGTCTGCATAAGGGCCTCATCCAGCCCGTGCGTATCCGCCCCGGTCCAGTCCTCGACCTTCCTTACCCCCATAGCAGCTAGGGCAGGAGCGGTCGAAACCACCTGCCTCACGCCCTGTTGAAGCCCAGCTCCAAGCTCCCCGAGCGTCGTTTCCGCCTTTGCATTTCCAAACAACGTTGAACTCTCCGAGAGCTTCTGCCCCACGCTTTTCGGCGCGGACTCTCCCGGAGCTTCTGACCTGAATTCGGCCCACGGATCATGCTCGGCTGGAGCCTGTGCATTCACCGCCCTAAATTCAGCCCATGGATCATTTTCAGCCATTACGGAGCGGTCCCTCTGGTTACTTTTCCATTATGCTCGAAGAGGAATTTTGTCCCGCTTGGAAGCTTCTTCGCATCAGCGGGAGTTTTGATGAAGGGAAGGCCCTCGAGCGTTTCCGTCCCTCCTACGTTCGGAGCCTTTGTAGGAGTGTCCAGCTTCTGCGCCTCGGCGAGGATGGTGTTAAACTTCTCCGTCGGATCGGAGTCCCCGGTCCCGAGGATATCCTCCTGATTGAGGGTCTTCAACCGTTGAGAGAGATAAAGCTTCCCCTTCGGCCCGAGGTTCGCAGACGCAGCCGCCTCATCGAGGGTAGTAGGCTGCTTCCCTTTTAGCCTCTTCGATCGAGAGCTTTCTCCCGATGCAAGATCCTCCGCGTTGGCCTTATAATACCCGGCCTTTGCTTTCGATTCCTCGACATCCGCCCCAGTTTTCTCCGTCTTGAGCTTCTGGTTCGCCGCCTCGATCTGTATCCCCCTCTGCCGGTCCTCCTCGTTCGTATTGAGCTGCGCAGCCCGACCAGCCGCAGCCGCACCGCCTCCGACAGCCTGTCCAATTTGCGACAGGGAGTTCCCCCAACTCGGGGTCATCAAGTTCAACCCGAGCTGGAGCATCATGGCTTTAACCGGATCAGCAACGGGAGCGGCTTGCCCCACCGCCGGTACCCTCAGCTGCCCATCTGGACCTGGTACCGCCGCTCCGCCAGTGCCGGCTCCCCCTGCAAACGGGTTTCTCTCAGGTAGAGGAGGGCTCTCTCCCTCTTCGTCTTCTCCCGGAACATTTTCCGGCGGAGTTTCCGACTCATCCTTCGAAGCGGCGTCCTTTTTTTCAGGAAGGGGAACGTCAGATGAGGGAGCATTGTAGTACCTCCTCGCTTCAGCCTCAGCCTTATCACCTTTCAACTTCGTCACGGCGGGGGAGTCACCGGTCGCTCCAAAGGTCAAGCCCCCCATGCTTGGACCTTGAAGGAGGGATTTGAGAAATCCCGGCCCAGGAGAAGGGAGAGGGGCTGCCCCCCTAAGAGGGTTCGGGGAAGGTATTCCCGGTCCGGTCTCCGGAGGTGTAAGCGGGCTCCCGAAAAGCCAATCGAGAATCCCCGGCATCTGTCCGATAGGAGGATTTGCAGCCATTACACACCTCCGGAGAAGAGGGGATTCCGAGCAGGCACCTGAGGTTGTCCCGCCCCAAACATGGAGGTGAGAAGCGCCTCAAGGGAGTTCGGGTCCGCGTGGAAAGAGGGATTGGGGGAAGGGACAGGCGGTCGCATCGCAGGCGTATGGGGGGTCGGAGCGATCTCCGGATTGTTCGGAACAGGTGGAGGTGGTGGAGGGGTAGACATTCTCCCTCCCATACCCTGCGCCTCCTGCATCATCGGAGGGACCTGCGTCATCTGCTGCGACTGACCCGGACCCCGAATCATATTCGCGAGGATTTCCTCGTCCGGACCGCCCTGCTGGAAGGGATTTCGCTCCGGAACGTCCATCGTCGTGGGCATCTGGGTAAAGGGAGAGCCTCCCATCGGCGCCTCCGTCGTCCCGCCGCCCATCGAAGGAGAGGGCATACCCCCGGAGAACATAGACATCAAGGCCTGGGCCATCATGGAGAGGGGGTCATCTCCCGGAGCCTGCATGTCACCCTTCGTCCCTTGCACTGTCTGCGGCGTCATGGCGTCGTTCCTTATACCATTGTCGAGTTCAGCGGTAGCTTTCCCACGTGGAGGAAGAGACTGCTTAGCCTTCGGTGGCTTTCCAAAGAGCCCCTCCACATCTCCACGAGTAGCACCCGGCATGAGCTGTGGAATGTTGATCAGCGGGCCGGTTTGATTTGGACCGGGGACGGTTATATAATCCGCCTGCCCTGGTCCGTAGGTTTGATAGCTCTCCGGGGAACCAAAGAGGCTATAAAACTTCCCCGGATCGCCGGATTTCCCGCTTGCGCTCATTACCTCCCCGCGAGGAGCTGTGCAAAAGTGGGCAATTGCGGCGTATTCGCCCGCCTCGTCGCCGCCGCGTTGAGCGCCGGATTGATCGTGTCCTCCATACGCTGCAAGAAGGGCAACTGCGTACCAGAAACACCTCCAGACATGATAGGCTTTGTCGCGGCGGGAGGATTTACCGCCTGAAACGCCTTCGCTCCAGCGGCGATGTTCCCTCCGAGACCTCCCCCCGTCCCTGGAGCCGGCGCTTCCCCCAGTCCTCCTGGTCCACCCGGACCTCCGAAGGCATTTTGACCCAGAAGCATTTGAAGAAAGTTGTCCATTTTCTCCTCCTACATAAACGCGAGCATTGCGGCGATACCACCTAGCCCCTGCGTGAGGGGATTGGTCTGGGGCTGAGCCCCGGTCACGGTCCCAGTTGTCCCACCTCCAGGGGTAGCGGCAGAGGCACCGAGGAGTTGAAGCCCGAGATTAAAGGGAAACATCGATTTGTCGAACTCGCCTTGGTCCTGTTGCTGAGTAAGGCCTCTCCGTTGTCCCCCGACAGTGTCCTGCGCAATTTGAGGGAAGAGATTCGCCGATTGAGTTTGTGGGGTAAGGGCTATCCCCTTCAACATGGCGTCGAGATTTTGCCCATACGCGGTGTTCAGGAGCTGGTTTACCGTATCTTTTTCAGCCGTTTGATAGGTCCCAGCTGCATAATCCCCGGCTTGTTTGCTCTTTGAGGTGCCTAGCGCACCGGCTTGGATCGCGCCACCTCGAACCGAAGGCATGACAACCCGCTGGAAGTTCTCGCTAAGCGGGCGAACAGCCGCGTCAACAGCTCCCTTAAGATATGGATTGCTGTCCACATCCATCACATCGCCGGAGGTAAGGAAATTCGTCGCCTTCGCATCGTTTGAAGCGAGGGTGTCAAGCGACCCGCCAGGAGCAGCTTTTGCGAGAATTCCTTCCTGACTCTGCGTCTGTGCCGGGTCGAACCCCGGGACGCTAGGCGGGGTCGGAGGGCTCCCCGCCGTCGGCTTGATCAACCCCATCGCCGAGTTCATCAGGTCTCTCTGTTCCGGGGAGAGCACCTGCTGCGTCGTCTGCGTCACGGTTGAGGGCTGTTTCTTTTGCACTTCTAACCTCTTTGATTAAGGAGATCTGGGCAAACTCATACCCAAGAGGGCGGAGGAGCTTGCCCCACGCAGCTCTACCATTCACGTAGACGTAATCCGCCTCAATCATCTCGGCGAAGAGGTCTATTCCGGTGAAGAACTTCTCGATATAGGAGGTGACGTTCCATCCCCCACACCACACGACGGTTATAATCTTGGCCCTAGGCGCACAGGCGACCTCTGTTAGGGCGAACATCTCGACAATATCGCCATCTCCCCCGATCCAGAGCTGGTAGATCTCATCACGGATAAGATCGATAACGTCCGTGATCGTGAGGAGGGGTGCCCAGAGTTCTGGGTGTCGCTCAAGAACGGCTTGAAGCCGAGGGAGGTAGGGTTGGGCCTCACCTACGTCGAGGATTTGAACCCAATGTTTATCCGAGTTTGTGCCAGGCTCCACCATAGTAGCCAAAGAACCCTCCATTGCCTGTTCCATCCGGGTTGAACGTTGAGCCACTTGCCACCGTAGCGACAAGAACAATTTCGCCATCTCTCGGTTTCGGCGGAACGTTATATATTGCGGTAAGTTTTAAACCCTCTGCCCCGAAATTAAAAGCGCTCTCAAGGGCACGCTTAACATCCTCAATCCACTTGACCACAAGCCCCAGGTCCATACGGGTCGGAGCGGGAGGAAGCTGTATCCCCATCAATTATCTCCCAGGGGTTGGATGTCGACGTCATAGCCGGAGATCTCCGCCCCAGGTTGGAGGGTAAAGTGAAGCGCGGGAAGGCGAACGTTGAGAGGGTCTCCCGGGGGGTCGATGAAGTTAAACTCCTGCCCAGGGGTAAAGGTCACGGGGGTTGTGTAGGTCGGAGCGGTCCCAATTTGAGGGCTTCCCCCGAACTTAACCGCTACAGGACCCCCTGTCACCTTCGGCCATAGCCTCGTGACGAGGCGTCTTTGCTGATAATCTAGGAGAGGGGCCCCTTCCCTATCTTGCCCGATGATTGCGAGGGCGGTTCGCTCTACCGTCGCAACGAAAGGCGTCCCGTTGAAGTCGGTTCCTATATCGGCTTGAAGAAGGTGGGTATGAGCTTGATCCGCAAGGACAAGTTTCCTCCTCGCTGCATCCTGATACTGCTGCGCGCCGACGTTGTCGTAAGTAACAGATGAGGAAAGCGAGTCATATGTCGTGGTGGAGGGGAGTTCTACCACCCCCGTAGCTCCATAGACCGCGTTGATGTCGCGGAAGGTGATAGTATTCCTCCGATAGTTCCATACAAGCGCAATATTCGGTGTCGACATCCCATTTTGCGGGTAGCAGAACCAGGCCTCATCCTGTGCGGGATTGTCCACAACGAACGAGGCTTTATAAAACTGCGGATCGATGTCGGAATTGAGGAATTTGCGTATCTTCTTATCGACAACGCTTGTGAAATTCTGCCCGTCAAAGAAACCGACGTCTTGTCCGTTGTTTAGGAAGTGGATTTGCGTCCCATTCATCGGAAGAGTCAGCGGCGTGACGCAACGCTTCGCGAGAATCCCCGCCGTTTGAAGCTGCGTATCGAAGGACATTATCAGTTGTCCTCCGATATGCCTCATAATCCACGTCGACTCCGATTTGTAGATGACGAACATGTCCCGGAGGGCCATACCGTCGATAATTTCCCCCGAGTTCACGTCGGAAAGATCAAACTCCAGCGCGTCAACAGCCGGGTCGGTCTCGTCCCAGGAGGTAGGAAGAACCCCGGGCTCGGCGGAATCAGACACAAGAACTCTATGTGGCCGCACATCTCCGGGAGCGATTGTGTTCAATGCGACGAGGTAGTTTTTATACGACCGCACGACCGCAGCTTGAAGATTTGCCGGCCAGTTTGGAAGGTTTGCAAAATCCGTTGCAAGGGAGATGGTTACGAGATATTGGGGTATATCGGTCCCATTATTCAGGATAGGGATACCTTGAAAAAGGGTTGAATTCCAATCCTCTGCAAAGTTTGCCGTATAGTTTGCCGCCCTCGACATGTCCGCATGCGCACCGGAGTTGTAACCGTAGATTTTGCTCCCAGCCCCAACGGCGTTTGCATAGATCCAGAAGGAGCCCGCCCCGACCTGCACATTTAAAAGGTGAACGGGTGCAACGGAAGGAGGCTCCATAACTTGAGCGTCGCCGAGGAAACGGACCGCTTTATTATCGATAAATCTCACGTTCCTCGCATTTGTCCAGGCTTCTGGAGGTTGTGCATGATCAGGCTCATCCGACACAATACCATGCCGGGCGATATTCGCGACAGGGATAACCGGCATAGTAACCTCCTAGTAGAACTCTTTAATATAGAGCGCACCTGCCGCAGCATTTCCGCCTGCATTACCTCCTGCCGCCCCTCCAGCACCTCCAGTTCCTATTGAATAGGACTGACTTGCTCCCACTTGAGCAGCGGTCATAATGAACCTAACATACTCTCCCTCACCTCCACCTGAGCCATTTCCCCCTCCACCACCTCCACCGGTGTTGGCCTTCCCCGCCAGCCCAGCTGCGTTTTGGAGTGAAGCTCCACCTCCCGGGCCGCCACCTGGACCACCTCCAATAGTGCCCGATCCGCTTGTGGCGAAGATAACAGAGCCCCCGCCATTCTGCCCATCTCGACGTTCTATAAGCGTGCCGGTTCCATTAACACCTCCGGTACCTCCCGCACCTCCGGCGCTACTCCCACCCGTTAAACCCCCGTTCCCGTGAATGGCTGTCCAAGAGCCAAAGCTACTATCTGCCCCATTAGCTCCATTGTTTGTAGTGGTTGCTCCACCGCCTCCGCCTCCAGCTTTTAACTCGCCCTCGATATAACGTAGATTGACTGGAGCTGTATAAGTGCCAGACCCACTTAGAAACCTCTGCACGGTTGGAAATATACCGGTGTTGCGGTACACCGCGATAACTTGCCAGACACCGCTCCCGTTATACCGCATCAACACGTGGTCGTTATTGGCCAGGGTGACGCTACGAGCGTCGGGGAGGTTTAAGTTGGAGCTCTGGGTTAGTACAATAGCCGCTGCCGCTCGCACGAGGTAGACAGGGAAGGCGGTGTTTGCAGAGCTTCCAAACGATGTGACCGTTCCCGCCCCGGTCATATTAACGTAATGACTTGAAGCGGTTCCTAAGTCAACCGTTGATGCGGTTGCAATGTCGATAACCGTCCCGAAGCCAGGAGTCAGGTTGTTGTCGTAAAGAGGCTTCCCGCTTGTAGGGAAGTACGCAAGAACGACGTTATTCACCGTTCCTGTACATTGAACGAGGGCGTGATCTCCCGCAACGGTAGTGATATTTGCCGCACCGGGGAGGTTAAGGGTAGAGGCGTTATGCGTAAGTTGTCTTGCGGCGTTGAAGCGGACGATTTTCCACTGCCCATCAACCCCAGAGGCAAAGCCTGTGATCGTCGTCGTGCCGAGGAGATTTGCGTAGTTGCTCGCCGCTGCCCAGAGGGCGGGAGTTGCAGCATCAGCAACGTCAATTCGAGCTTTTTCTAGATACATCGCGCGAGTGAGCGCAGGGAAGGTTGATTGGAGGACAGCTTTGACCAACCGGAGATGGTCATCGGCTTGTTTAAGCTGGTCACTTCCTGGAGGGTTGGCGGAATTCAAATCGTTGAGGAACGTTGCGGTTTCGAGGCCCATTAGAGTGTTTCTCCCATTGCCATTCTCCGGTTTGCTAACTGTCTAGCAAGGGTATGATCGGTTATAGATTGCAGAGCAGAACCCTTTTTCTGCTGAAAGTACTGCATAGCTGTGGCGTCTCGAATTGCATGGGCATAGTTCTCCCCGGCCATACCGATTAGGACCCATGGGGCGTATTTCAGCCAGCGATTCTCATCAGTGACCAACGTCATCACCGTTTGCTTTTGATAGTAGATCATTTTGTAGGAATAGGAGGTATCGGGAGTTGGGAAAATTCGGAAGTAATCGCCGGTGAGAGCATAGGAGAACTTGAAGCTCGCAATAGCGGAGGTGATTTCGGCGGAGGTCATTGAGGAGGTAACCTGCCGAAGGTCGTCCGCGTCGTATTTGCAGAGGAGTTTCTCCCCGCCGGAGGGAAGCTGAAGCCAGAGGGCGTCCTCTTCATGCTCGCAGATGAAGTCGGAAGGGAGAAGGAGGCGCTCCTCGTTTGCAGGGGAGGTTACGGAAGCCCGCTCCGTAAGAAGAAACCAGGGGAGGGGCTCGACCGGATAGGTCGTTTCAATCTGCTCCTGCGCGTCCTGGATGATTTCGATAATCGTCGCATCGCCCTCTTGGCGAAACCCGCACTGACGCTTGATGATATTCACAGCTCGTTGGAGGTTCATAGCTCGGGCTCCTCAACCCAGGGGTTCGTTATGGGAGTCTCCTCTGACCAGGAGGCGGAAACAGAGTCCGCCTCTACCCAGGTGTTTAAAATCTCCGGGGCTTCGACCCACATGCCACTACCTCCACCCTCCTCAACCCATACCCAGACGGGGCGATAGGTGAAGGTGATATCCTGCCCGGAAGAGGAGAAAGCGCCGAAGTCGCTCTGACCCCGGATCGGGACGAAAAGGTCGGCATTCTGTCCCGTATAGGTGAAGCTCGTAAAGTCGGCGGGAAGGACATGTTGAGGCTGTGTAAATGCAGCGTCAATTCCTGTGAGGGTAAAGGTGCCCTGCCCTGCGGCGATACCTAACGGGCCAATGAGGGCTGCGGCTTGACCGGAATAAGTGAAGGCTCCTTGAACGGCGGAGATGAGGCCGTTATGGAGGAGTTCCGCATTCTGTCCGGTGTAGGTAAACGCTCCCTGGCCCGCAATAAGGGTCTCAGAATGGAGGAGGTTTGCAACTTGCCCCGAGTAGGTGAAAGAGCCCAGACCCGCCAACTGCGCATATTGAAGCGTAGCGGCCCGACCTGTTAAGGTAAAAAACTCCGCCTCCGCAATTATGCTGTGGAAGCTCTGTGCAAAGAGGGTAAATACAGCGACGCCGCTGAGGCTATCCGAGCTACCCGAGCCGCTCGAAGTCTCCGTTATATGGAAAGAGTTTAATAACTCATCGCGTATGAGCCAGTTAATCGAAGCGGAAGAGTTATAATTGAGGTCGCCTATACCTCTATTTCTAACGTCTATATTCTCCGCGACCTTACCGGGTTTGCTGGCGCCCAGGTCTTGCGTCCAGTCCATAACAGAGGAACCAAACTCCCATCCCGGACCGTTAACAACACCAACAAGGGCACCATATTGCTGGAGCTCAAATTGAGTGAAAGTTCCGCTACTGCTGAAGCTATATTGAACATTATCGAGATCTGGGTCGAGCCCTAGGACGTTAAAGACGTAGAATCTACCGGCTCCTGTATCCCCTCGATAGACCCTAAAGGAGAGGAGAGCGGACGTCCCGGTTGCAATAGGCACGATAAAGGAGTCTAGCCACGCGTTATTGCCCGAGTCCGTCATGGGATTACCATCGAGCGTAACGTTGTCGATCATCCCGCTACTAAAGCCGCTGTCCGTGGTGCTAACCCATACCACGAGAATATGTCGATCGGAGCGAACCTCGCCAAGCTGGACCGTCAGGTTGTACGTTTGCGGGTTGGCGGAGATGGTGTAAGGGGTAGAGTCAACAAGATGAACCTCTACACCGGGGAGGCCCAGACGTGTCCCGGTGTAGAGGAAGCTTCCTTGATCGGAAGTCCCTGGCGTGCCGGCCCAGTTCCAGAAATCTGACCAAAGGGCTAATAGCACGATGGAGGCCTCCTTTAGAGTTGAATACCGACCCGGTACCACATGTCGAGATCGACTTGGTCAGTTGAGTCGGTAAGAGATACGCTGACTCGGAATTTGTAGTAGTCTCGCATGATGAAGCTAACGACCGGCTTGGATGAGTCTATGTCGAGCAAGGCAATAGGTAAGTCGTCCCATTGTTCGCTCGAAGCATCGAGGGTTGAATAGAGTTTAACGTGCAGATGTCCAGGAGGGTTTCCATGGAAG